ATCGGCTGGTTTATCGGCTGGTTTATCTACTGGTTTTTCTGGTTTTGGAGCTGGTTTTGAACCTGGTTTATTCCATTTATATTGATAATCGCTTGAACCACACCAATTATTATAATCTGTATTTCTCTTTTTACATGCTTCTTCAGTTAAATGTGCATCTTTATGTTTTTCACCCCATACATCATGATGCCATTTATGTTGTGTATTAAAATTTTGTTTTGGACAAACATCACTACTATATACAAAACATCCAGCTTTTTGTGGTGCTTTTGGTACAGCTTTTTTTGCAAATTCTACTACATTTCCACCAGCTTTTTCTATTGTAAATCGTTCCCATGTCATCCATTTTTCTTTAGCTAAATCTTTACCATGTTGAGAAGTAATTGCTGCACCTTTATCAGTAATGCACACCCAACCATTATTATGAGTTTTTAATCCAATTTTACCATCACCAGCATCAATAATTTCGAATCTTTCCCATGCCCAACCATCTGGTAAATCATTAAAATTTTTTTTCTTTTGTGACATATCTATTTTATTTTTATCATTTGCTCTAAGAAATCTTTGATGAAATTCATTATAAAAAGCCCATTTACCTTTTCCAGCGTCTTTAACTATAAATATTTCTTCTCTACCTTTTCCGCCCCAACCAGCTTTTGGATGAGCTGCTGCATTTTTATCACCAAAACCTCTAATATACCAATCATGTTTATCACCATTCTTATGTTGTGATTTAAATCTAATTTTTTGACCATTTTTTAGTAAAGGTGCGAAATTTTCAATAATATTATCTTTAAATAAATAAAGTAAATAAATACATAAACCTGCAATTATTAAATCTTCTTTGTCTATTTTTTTAAAAAATTTATTAAATTTATTTAATAGTTTCATTTTTATATAATTATATAATATTTAAAATTTATTTATATGATAAATAAATAAAACATGAAAATTTTATTTGCTCACGAAATAACTGATTATTCAGTATTGAAAAATAATTATAATATATTTTACTTAGATTATGATTTTTTTAATAGAATCCAAGATCTTTTAAAATTTATGAAAGAATATTCATGTAATATTGATAATCTTTTAGGAATTATTTTATTAAATAAATATAATATTGATATTGGTAAAGTTCTTGTAATTGAATTTGAATTTTTTCAAATGAAAGAAAGATTTCAAAAATTATTTCCAAATTTTCAATATTTAAAAATCATTCCTAAAAAAGTAGAAAGTTTTATTAAAGTTAATCCTGGACAAAATAGTATTTTTAGTAATATTTCCAATATTAATATTGATAATACTTATTGTATTACATATAATGAAAAAAATTTAAAAAATAAAATGTCTGATAATGATAATAAAATTATAGATAAATTTGCAACTTTTGGATCATTTGAATTTTATACTACAAATAATAAAGATATTTTGTTTAATCATATTGAATGTATTAAAAATGCAAAAGAAAATAAATATAAAAATATAATTATTTTTGATTTTAAAAATGATTTAATATTTGATGAAAAAATGATTCAACAAATGATTGTCAATGATCCAATTAAAATACCAAATGATTTCAATATTTGTTATCTAAATTATAATATTAATACAAAAGGTAAAAATGTATCATATCGTTATGATAAATATATTTTATCAATTTCTCATATTACTAGTTCTTCTGCATATATTTTAAATGAATCTGCTTATGATATTTTACTAAATAAATTTCATTCTTTATCTAATGTTGATCTTTTTAATAATAATTTGAAATCTTATGGTATATATCCCATATTATGTACATATTCTGGTTTTGTTGATGATTCTAGACTTTTTTATTCATTAAATAGAAAAGTATTTCAGACATTAATGATTAATCTAGATCGTCGCAAAGATCGTATGGAAAAATATTATAAAAAATACGGAGATATATATCCAAATGTCATTCGATACCCAGCTGTTGATGGGAAAACTTATGATTTTAAAGATCATATGAATATATTTGATTTAAAAGATTTTCCTTTGAAACAAAAGAACCCTTATGGAAATCATGGTTATAAAGCTGGAGTTCTTGGATGTGCTCTTTCACATTTTAATATTTGGAATAAATTTAGACAAATACCTTCACACAAAGAAGATAACTTTATTTTAATTCTTGAGGATGATATTGAATTATGTGATGATTTTAATATTAAATTAAATAATTTAATTGATGATTTAGATAATGATCCCAAATGGGGTTTAGTGTTCTTAGGATTTACTGATTATAAAAATTTTAATGATGTTAAAGTTTCTGACAAATTGATTAGATTTTCTAGTGAAATGAGATTGAACGGAGGAGGTACATTTGCTTATTTAATTCGTAAGAGAGCTGCAGAAAAATTAGTTAAAAATGCATTAAAATATAAAATACAACAGCCAATAGATTGGTTTATGATTGAGCAGTTTGATGAGATTGTGACATATAAGTGTGAACCAGAGCTTGTATTTTCTGCGGTCGCAAATAATATTGATGGGGCAGACTCTGATGTACAAAATTTAAATCAAAGAATAATTAATTTAAATTAAAATAAATAACATAATAAATTAATATATAAACATGACTAATATTTATGTATTAAAATTAATGAATAATAAATATTATGTTGGTAAAACAAAATATATAAATAATAGAATGTTAGATCATTTTTCTAATAATGGTTCTGCATGGACAAAAAAATATAAACCTATGGAAATTTTACAAATTTATAAAAATTGTGATGAATTAGATGAAGATAAATATACTATTAAATATATGTCAAAATATGGTATAAATAATGTAAGAGGTGGTATTTATTGTAGATTGAATTTAAATCATAATGAAAAAGAAATTATTAGAAGAACAATATGTGGTATGAATAATTCTTGTTATAAATGTGGTTCAAAAGATCATTTTGTTAATGAATGTAATAAAAAATATTTTTGTACAAGATGTAAAAGAACTAGTCATAATCGTAAAAATTGTTTTGCTAAAACTTTTCCTAATGGAAAAAAAATATTATCATATGAGGAATTATATGAATCTGAATCAGAAGATGAAAAAAATGAATATCAATTTAGAAGATCTTGTTGTATTATTTTTTAAAATTTAAATGTATATTATATAAAAATGTCTGATAAAAATAAACATAAAAAGTTGATTGAAGATCATCCAGATGATGAAATTGTCCAATTACATGATGATATTTCAGAATCAGAACCACAACCAAATTTTATAATTAGACAAAATCATATTAAAATTCTTGAAGAAAAAAAATCTTGTTGCGTTATTTTATAAAATTGATTAAAGGACGAAAACCATCACAAATATGTATTTATTAAAAAAAATGGACGATACTTTGATTAGTTGGATTGATAATGATACTGATAGTAATTCTTTTCATTCTCCAGAATCAATAACTAGTCCAAAATTAACTAGTTCAAAATATATACAAATTAAAGAAAAAATACCACCTCCAAAAAGACCAACGAAATGTCAAGATAAAGGCGAAATATGTTTTTCAGATTCAGAAGAAGAAACACAACAACAACCAAATTTTTTAATAAAAGAAAATCATATAACTTATATTGATTTTGATAAAAATGAAGAAACTTGTTGTTGTTGTATTATTTTATAATAAAATTGATAATTAATATTATTATAAGTTTAACTATTAAAATCTAAAATCATGACTCATATTATTAAAGATATTGAAAATTTGAAAAAAGATTATCACAATCCACACAATCAATATAAATATCGTATTAAAGTAGATGAAAAAAGTTTTAAAAAACATATGGAAAATTTTTTAAAACAAAAATGGGATAATATTGAAATTGTAGATGGTAAATATTATTATGAAAATGATACTATTTTAGAAATTTTTGAAAGTGGTATTATGAATGTTTATTATCTTAAAAAATTCAAATATATTAAATATAATGATAATGAAAAATTAACATTATATAATCAAAAAAAGATTCAAGTTGAAGATTTTTATTTTAAACAAAATTATAGAAAAATTCTTATTATGAAAAAAATCATTCTTAAAAAAAATAACAATCGCTACGAATTCACAGTTAGTATCGACGAAAAGAAAAATCAAAACTTCATTATTAATTTTATTACACAATCAAAGAATAATATTAAAGAATTTAGTAATATATTATGTAATTTTTTAAAATAAAAATGATTATATTATATATATTATTTATATCTTAATGAATAATTATCACAACCAGTTTAACGAATTAGATAGTTATTTTTCAAAAAAATTTTTAAAAAATAACGATACAATGGACTTAAAAAAATGCATAAACTGTAGTTCAATAAATTCTCTTATTTATGATTATAATACATATAATAAAATATGTAAAGTATGTGGAAGTATTGATGATACAATAAGAGATGAATCGGCAGAATGGCGTTTTTATGGTTACTCTGATTCTAAAGCGGTTGATCCTTCAAGATGTGGAGGTATCCCGATTAATAATTTATTACCAAAATCTTCTATGGGTACTACTATTGGTTCTGGAAATAGTAAATTTAAATCTATTCGAAGATTACAGAAATGGAATCAAATTGCAAATGATGAACGAAGTGATTATGAAGTTTTTAAAAAAATAGATGTTATTTTGAAAAAAACTCAAATTAATACTAAAATTATTAATGATGCGAAATTATATTATAAAATGTTAAGTGAAAAAAATGAAGAAAATTCTAATATTTTTTTAACTCGAGGAAAAAATAGAAATTCATTAATTGTTGCTTGTTTATATATTTCTTCAAAAAATAATAAAAAACCTTTTAAAGAAAAAAATATTTTAAAAATGTTTAATATCTCTAAATCTGATTTAACCAAAGGTTTAAAAAAATTTTCTTTAATTGAAAGAACTAAGAATATTTCTATTAATAATAATAACATTGTTATTTACGATTTAATTGAATATTATGGTAAACAATTTAATTTTAAAGATGATATTATCAAAATTTTACATCTTATTTATATTAGAGCATTAAAAATAAATATTTTAAAAAATAGTAATCCTAAATCTGTATGTAGTGGACTATTATATTTTATTAGTTATATTTTTAAATTAAATGTTAATAAAAAAAATATCATTAAAATTATTCAAATTTCAGAAGTCACTTTAAATAAAATCTTCAATATATTTTTAAATTACGAAAAAGTTCTTTTAATTGGGTTTAATACTATTGATTTTATAAATATTCAATAAAAAAAATAAAATTGATCCTTTTTTTATTTATAAGTCTCAATAAATCCCTTTACTCTTTTAACCCCTTCTATATTTACAAAATCTCCTTTGCCTTGAATATTCTTTTAAATTGAAAAAAAATTAAAATTTAAAAGTATTTTAATATTATAATGAGTAATCGTTTTAATATGTCTGATGATGAAAATAAACAAACAGTAAGTATTCAAATTAAAATTAATTTGGATAATCAAAAACCAAAATATCAAAAAAAACCAAAATTACAAAGACAAAATCATTATAAACAAAATAATTATCATCAAAATAATTATAATAATAATAATTATCATCATAATTATAATAATAATCATAATAATAATCATAATCACGATTATCGTAATAAAAAAGTAAGCAATAATCGTTTTGGTAATTTTAATAATAAATCACGATATAATAATCAATATAATCGACAAAATAATCGAAATAATAATCGAAATAATAATTATAATCGACAAAATAATAATAATAATTATCGTAAAAATAAGAAGAATAAAAAACATTATCAACAACCAAAACATCCACAATATAATAATTATGAGAATGATTTTTTAAATACACATTGGACAATTTATATTCATAATATTTCTGAAACTGATTGGACTTTAGAATCTTATAAAAAAGTTTATGTAATTAAAAAAATTACTGATTTCTGGACATTCTTTAATAATTTTTCTGATTTTCAAAAATTTAATTTTTATATAATGAGAGGTGATATTAAACCTGTTTATGAGGATAAAAATAATACAAATGGTTATTCATATTCTTATATTATTCCAGGAAGAAAAGTTAATCAAACATTTATACATTGTTTAGCTGAAATGATGTGTGAAAAATTAGTTGATATTAAAAATTATAATGAAGTTTGTGGTGTTTCATTAGTTCCAAAACCAAATGGAATTAGTATTTTTAAAGTTTGGATGAGAAATAAAACTAATGTTTTAAAATTAAAAATCATTGATGATAATTTAATCAATGGTCGATATCAAGATCATAAATTATATTAATTTTATTTTTTAAAAATAATCTAATGTTATGGACTTAAAATTTAAAATATATATCTAATTTATTTTCTTTTAATTTATTTTTTACAAATTTTTTAAATTCAAATAATTCTACATAACTTATTATTATACAATTATTATCTAACTCAAATAAATAATCTTTTAAAAATTTTATAAAAAATATTTCATTATTAATATCGCATTTTTTTGATATGTTTTTTATTATTTTCTCAATAAAATTATAAAATAACACTTTTATATCTTCTTGATATTGTGTATGACGATTTAATGGATTAATTAATAATATTATTCTTAATAATGAACATATTATCATCTTCTTTTTACAAAATTCTCCTTCTTCTGAAAATAAATAATATGATCTTTCATTTAATATTATTAATGTTCTTACTAAATCATAATAATTATTTATTATTTTTTCATCTTTTGTTAATATATGTATCTCTTTGAATAATTTTAAAAAATTATTATATATTCGATATAATGTATATAAATCGATTTTTTTTCTTGTTAGTAATTTTTTATATAATTTTTTATATTCTACTATTTTTTTTAATTGTAAATGCTTTCTATTTATATATATTAATTCTGTTGGACTTAATATATTTAATCCCAAATATTCTTTATATGTTTTTTTTTGATTATTTAAAAATATTTGTTTTATTTCTTTATTATAAAAAATATTTACATGCGACAAATTTATTATATCTAATATTTCACAATTTTGTAGTATCTCATCAACGAGTTCGGTAGCAATTGCTTCCATATAATATACTCTTCTTTTTTAATATTAAAATTAGTTTTTTTTTTTAATAAAATTGATTTTGATATTATATATAAACTACTAATATAATCCATACATCTCGATAAAATTTTTAAAAAACTTTAAACTTTAAAAACTTTTAAAATTTATTACATTCAATCTCAAAAAGTCATATTTTATTAAAATGTCTTCAAAATCTCAAAGAATTTCACAATTAGAGAAAAAAGTAAATTTTCTCGAACAAGAAAATAAAAACCATATTACCGCTTATAAAATGTTGTCTTCTCAAGTTGAAGATTTATCAACACAATTGGAAAATTCAATGAAATTTATTCATACTTTAAAAGTTATGTATGATATGAAACATCCTGAAGTACAAGAACAATCATTGGCTCCTACATTAGTTGATACTTTAGTTGATGATGATTTAGATTTAGAAGATCCACCAAAATCACAAGCTGTTTCTTTAGCTTCTACTATTGTCGATGAACCATCACATCAACCAGATACATTAGATTTATTGTTGGAAACACAAGAACCATCACAACAACCATCAAATCATGAAACTTATGATGATTTAGATTTACCATCACCAACAACTGAGATGGATAAAAAATTAGAAAGAATGAATGAAACATATGATGATTTAGATTTATTGTCTGATAATGAAGAAGTTGAAGAATTACAGGTAGAAAATGAAAGTGAAATTGTTGTAAATCCTCACACATTAGAATTGGAAGTAGAAGAGGAAAAAACAGATGATAATGATAGTGTTTTAATTATTGATGAAAATAAAGAAAATAAAGAGGATGAAGAAATGGTCGTTGATACAACAATTCCTCCTCCGCCAAATCCAACACCTATTATTAATACTGAAGTAGATGAATTGGTGGCTGATGTAGAAAATTTAAATCTTGAACCACCATTACCAGAAAATTTAAGTACAAGTCCTATGCCTGAACCAACACCAATTGTTGAAGATGTTGAAGAAGTTGTTATTGATATTAATTATAAAAAAATGAAAGTTGTTGAATTGAAAAAATTATGTAAATCACGAGGAATTAAAGGATATTCTAAATTAAAGAAGAAACAATTAATCGAATTATTATCTCAATAAATTAAAAAATTTTAAAAAAAAATAAAAATTAAAAAATTTAAAAAAAAATAAAAATTAAAAAATTTTTAAAAAAAAATAAAAATTATTTTTTAAAAATAAAATTGTATTATGGACTTAAATTATTCTTTTTTAATATGTACATTACCACCACGACTATATAAAGTTTCTAATTCTTCAGCATATTTTTTTTTATCTTTTGCTTCATATGCTTTATTAATATCAGCTAAATTACCTGAACCGCAATTATATTCATCAACTTCTAAATAATCAGCAAAACTTTTTGGTTTACCAGAACAAGATTTTGGAATATCTTCTAATTTAAATTTTTTTACATCAACTATAGATTTTTTTTTATCTTCTTTTTCTAATTCAGATTTTCCTTCTTTACATTTAAAAGCTTCTTTTTTTTCTTTATGATCTAAAACTTCACCTTCTGCATTCATACCATAAAATTTATAAATCTTTTTTAATGCTTCTTCACGCATTTTAATTCCATAATCATTCATCCAAGCATAATGATTAAAATCATTAGCAAATTCTTCTTTTTTACTATCTTTTAAAAAGATTTGATGTATTAAAAAACAAATAAATAATATTAATAGTATTTTATAAATCATTATTACTATAATTTAAACTTATATTTAAATTATATTAATTTTTCAATTCTCATTATTAATTCTCTTTTGATTCTTTTTAAAAAATATAAAAAATTCTAATTTTTTAGTTAAAGAAGGTACATTAAAATAACCTATTCTTTTTATTAACATTTGTAATTCTCCCACAGATAAATGTTCAAATTTACTAAAAAATTTTCTATCAAAATTATTGAAATAATAATTAATATCATTATAAGTAATTTGAATAGGAGATTCAAAAAAATCTATTTTATTATAATAAAAATTTAAATATTCAATAATAATTTTCACATTTTTACTATTTTGTTTTCTTAAAAATAAAGGATTAGTAATATTACCAGAAGTTTTATCTAAATCAAAAATATTTTTAAATAATAAAGATTTATATAATTTACGCTTTTCAATAATAAAATAATAATCATCATTAGTTAAAATAAAAATTTTATAATATTTTCTCTTTGGATAATATGAATCTCTTTTAAATCGTTCTGTATTTGTTTTTAAACATCGGGGGGGATATTTTTTATTTAAAGAATTGACTTGCGTCATTAAAAATTTATTTATATATTAATATAATAATAATATAAATTTTAATTATTTTCTTAAATTAAAATTTATCATTAAAAAGAAATAAAATGTGTATTAAAATTATTAAAAATTTGATTCGTCAATTAAAACTAAAATATCAAAAATATAAAAATAATCGTAAGAGTTCATATGATGTCATTAAACATATTAAAACTCCACAATATTCAATGAAAAGATTTGAATTTGAAATATATGAAGATGATAAATTTCTCGATGATCCATTTGATTCATCATATAGTGATTCAGATGTATCTTTAAGTTATTAATTTTTTTTATTTTTTCTTCCTTTTTTTTTATTTCCAGATTTATATTTTTTTCTTAATTGTCGTCTATATTGTTTACGAGCATTACTCCGTCTTTTAACTTTTTTTTCTTCTCTTGTTTTTTGATCAACTGGTTCTGGACCAAACATATCTTTAATCATAGAAAATTGACTAGTTAGTTTTCTTAAATTTGAAATATCTGATTCTTGAATTAAATTTAAATTTTTTACTTCAATCATAAAATCTTTAACTAAAGTTTCTAATAATGTTTTAATAGTATTAATATTAATAATGTCATCTTTTAAACATTTTTCAAATTTTTCTACAATAGTTTTTAAAGTTTGATTTTCAGCCATTATTTTTTCTAAAGATTTTAAATCACCAGTTTCTTGAAATTTACTATATACATCAGATAAACATACTAAAAAATCATCTTCATTTACTATACATCTAAATTTATCTAATTCAACTTTAACTTCTTCTTTTTCAACTAATTTTAAAAAAATATCTTTTATTTTTATTAAATTATCTTCATTTAAAAAAGTTTCTTGTAATTTTTTAATAGTTGGATTATTTAAAATACCATCAATCATTGTTTTATGTTGTTTTGGTGTTTTAGTAGCTAAAATTTCTTCTAATGAAGCATTTTTCATACCAGTAGTTCGTCTTAATTGTTTTTCTAAATTTTGTCTAACTTTTTTATTTTTTAACATTCTTTGCATTTTTTTACTTTGAAAAATTTGGTTTGGATCCATATCATGAGAACAATTATTATCACATTCATGATCATCTTTTTTAGTAACAACTTTGCCTGTTAATAAAAAACTTTCGATTTTATCATTTATAGATTTAAATAAATCAATTATGATTTTTTGTTTAATAATTTCCATATTTTTAAAAAGTTCTTCAAAATTAGTTTTGTTAAAAATTTTTAATTTATGTAATGAATCTTTATTTTCATCATAATTATTTTTGAAATTTAATAATAATCCTTGATTTAAATTAATTTTTTGATATATTTTTTTTAATAAAACATACATTTCTGGTTGTTTATTTTCTTTTTCTAATAAAGTAAATATATTTACGAAATCGATTTTGATACTTTCCATTATCTATAAATTTATTATATAATAATATTTTTAATATAATTTAATTAAAATAAATTAAAATTTATATAATAGAAATTATATATTATAAATGGAAACAATGAATAAAAGTAAAACAATCCAAAATAAAATAATGAAAGAAAAATTTATTAATGTATTTAATATTAAATTGATGGAATTTTTTAAAAAAATTATTACTATGTATCCTAATAATAAAGATTTTAAATCTATGCGTTCTCAATTAAGATTATTAGTTACAAATAGTCCAAAATCTCCGAGTGAATATTTTAATAAATATGTTACTCAACGATATTTAAAACATATATTAGAAAAAGATGATTCTTTTTTTATTAATTTAGATTTATCAGGTACTCCATTTGCTAGTTTAAATTATTTAAAAAATGTTTGGGCTGCAACTGATGATAAAACTCAAAATGCTATGTGGGAATATGTTCTTTTATTAACTAAATTATCTGAAAAAATTAATAAAATTTAAATTATATATTATAAAAATGATTCATAATTTATTTAAAAAATGTAAAAAATTTAATATTTATTTAATTACTAAAAATGTAGATGATATTTTATCTATTACCTTTTATATTTCTATCAAAAAACAAAAATATAAAGATATTGAAAAATATTCTTTTAGTTTTATACAATATATTATTGATATTAAAAATAAAGATGGAACTTTATTGACTTTGAAAACAAATAATCCATATAGAAATAAAGGTTATGCTAAAAAATTATTGGAAGAAAGTATAAATTATTTAAAAATAAAAAAAAAAATTAAAAAAATTGAACTTGATGATATGAGTGATAGATCTTGGGATGATCATAATATTTATATTATGTTTGGTTTCAAATATATAAATAATTATCCTGAACCTGAAATGATTTTATATTTAATTAATAAATAAAATTTATATTTAGAATATATAAATTTTATATGGATATTTTTCATAAAAAAAGAGCATCTTGTGTTTTAATTATAGATTTAGAAGCACAAACTTATTTATCCGTTTTTAAAGATAATTATAGTTATAATATACCTGGTGGAAAATGTTTTCTTAATGAAAATGATATTGAATGTGCTATTAGAGAAATACAAGAAGAAACTGGTTTATTTTTAGATCCCAATTATATGACTTTATTAATGGCTGAACAATGTGAAGATTTTTTTGTTTCTACTTATTTAACTTATATATGGCATGGTAATATTAGTACAGAAGAAGAACATTTTGTTGATTTTGTACCTTTAAATAATTTATTAATTAATAAAAATCCTTTATGGGTTAAATATCATAAAAAACTTTTAAAAAAAGTAAAAAAAATTAAAAATGATTATATTATTGATAATAAAATTAATGTTAAAATACAATGAAGCTTCTTGGTAATTATTTGAAAAAATTTTTACTAACTAATAAATATGATCAAAGTTGTTATACTAATTTTAATCAATTTAGAACTTTAATTTGGGATACTGCTATGAATGATACAATTAAAGCCACTTTATTTAAAATATATTTAACACAAAGTAATAATATTAATTATATTCAAAAATTTTGTCATATTGCTTCCAATGAAGCAATGACTAATGAAATTTTTTCAACTCAACTTATTCGCGAAAAAACACACTATATTATTTTTGAAAAATGTGATAGTGCAAAATCAAAATGGTTAATGTATTCTTGTTTTTGGAATTTATTTCGTTATCAAGATATTAGAAATAAAATTTCTAATAATTTCGTTCAAAAAATTATTGATGATATTGATGATATTCTTGAAATGGATGATCAAAAAGTTTATAATGTTTTTATTGGTTGTTTATCAAATCTTGCTTTAAAAGATAATCATAAAATAAATATACACAAAATGTTAATTAATTTAAATCATACTCAATTAGAAAAATTATTAATTATTGATGAAAAAAGATTAAGTTTCTTTACTTCTTTATTTGGTTTATTATGTAATATTGCAGTTAATGATGATTTAGTTGATGAATTAATTGAATCAGAATTATTTTCTTTTATTATTAAACATTGGAATCAAATTATTAATTTAGTATGTGTTATGGAATCTTCTACAATGATTAGAAATAGTCTTTCATTATTAAATAATTTAATAAATCATCCTAAATTAATTGAATTATTTATTGAATACCAATTATACAATACTTTATTAAAAATTGAATATTATCATGATAATTCAGAAGTTGTTGATCCAAATTTAGTAACATTATTACCTAATATTACTTCAGCATTAAACATTCAAAAATTTTCTGATACTACTAATCTTCATTTAGCGAATAATTTTGATAAAATTAAAATAGTTTTAAATCATATTATTGTACAAAATAAAGATATTAATATTGTTGATAATTTAGGTAATACGATTTTACATAATGCTTTACAATCTAATCAATTAGAAAATGCTTGTATTTATATTTTATGTGATGCTAATATTCATCAATTAAATGAAGAAAACATTGATCCAAAAACAATTAATAAAGATTTTGTAGAAAATGTATTAACTATGAAAAAGAGAATACATAATGATTATAAAAAAACAATTACAAAAACTGTTGATACAAAACATTATCTTTATGAAAAATATATTATTGATGAAATTAATGATTTTATTGATATTCGTCCCGATATTTATGCTTATGTATTAGATAACAACCGGAAAACGATTATATAAAGATTTTTTTTCATTTATTCGGTACTCTTTGTTAATATAATATCATTTCACAATTATATTTTTTACAAAACTTTTTTGATTTCATTTTTTGACCTTTTGGATAATATAATTGTGCTACATTATCTTGAAATGTTACATCCCCGTGTATTTGAATTTCTAAATAAGTTGAATTTGGTAACAGTGAAGTATCGGATTCAGGATCTATAAAATTACGCACCATATTTGTAAATAATTTTTCTGCTGTATAAAATAAAATATGATACATATGATCTATTGTTCCAATATATTTTGTCTTTTTCAATATAAAATCATTTAATGAATCTCCTGGGGTAAATGTTACTCTTTTCATTAGATTATTATGTAATCGTAACCAATAATCTCCATACATAAGAGCACATCCCTTTTTATTTTTAATTACATTAAAACATCCATATTTTGGTCTTTCTATATCACTTGTATTATTTGGATATTCTAATACTTCTCTTTCTAAATTTATTCTATTATTAAAATAGGTTTGGTTTTGTTTATGTCCAATTCTTCTTTTTTTAGTTTCAAATACTGTTTTAAGTCTTCCTGATTCATAAAACTTATCCATTATTTTTTTATCAAAATGTACTGATAATGATGGACTTTTTCTAATATGTTTCATAAAATTATCCAATAATCCAATTTTTTCTCCATTAGTTACTTTGAGATTTGTTATATTTTCATATTCTTTAACTAATTTTTCTAAAAATTTTCTTCTATATGAATTAGACATTGTTTCTGCTTTTTTTTTAATTTTATCTAAAGCATTTTTTTGAATTGGAGTGAGTTTTGATCTTCTTAATGATGGTGCCCTAATAGATATTGGTTGTGAAACAATTGCACCACATTCTTTTTCTAATTTTTTATATGTTGGTCCTTTTATTTTTATTTTTCTATTAGTTTTTGGATTAATACCTGGATTTTTTTTCCATTTATCACATTTATTAGATGAAGATGATCTAACCTCTATTACTTCACCTTTTAATATTTTTTCACATTGTTTATTTAATTTTTTATAAGTTGGTCCATTTATCTTAATTTTTCGATTAGTTAAAGGATTTCTAGAAGAATTCTCTTTAAATTTTTTACATAATTCTTTATTCATGTTTTATAAATATAAAAGATAAATAAAATTGATAAATAAAATATAATATAAAAAAATGACACAAATTATTGAAGAAGAAGAATCAACTTCAGAATTAGAATTGGACACATCAAGTGAATTGAATCCTTTTTATGAAAAAACTCCTGAGAAAGTAGAAGAAGTAGAAGAAAAAACTTTTAATGATTTTAATAATAAAATTAATGAATTTGATTCAATAATTGATCAAGCAGAGAGAAAAGAAGAAGTAGAAAAAGAAAAAACTTGGATGGATACAATAATTGATAATAAAAATTTAATTTTTACTACTATTAATGTATTTAGTTTTTGTTATGGAATTTATAAATTTAAAGTAGAAAAAGCAGAAATTACCAAACAATTATATGAAAATACAGAAAGATTAAAAGAATTGGATTTAAATTTATTTCGAGTTGAAACATATACAAAACATTTATTAAAACAACAACAACAAAATCGCTGGATGAGAAAAGGAATAAAAGGACCTCTACGATGTTAATGAATAATAATTTCTTCTTCATTTTCTATAAGTTCATTAATTTCTTCAAGTTCTCCTTCAGAACCACTTGATTCTTCACTTGATTCATTATTTTCGATTTGAAAATTACTTATATATATACCTCTTCGACAAGTAGGACATCTTTTTCTAAAACTCATTGCTTCATTTAAACAATCATAATGAAATAAATGACCACATAAAGTTAAGAATACATTATTATTTTCTTCCATTTTATCTAGACATATAGGACATGTATATTCTTCATTCATAAGTTTTTGAATATAATATTTTTTAACATGAACTGATAAAATATTTTTATATAATTGTTTTTTTAAATCAAATGTTTTTTCTTCTAAGATTTTTATATCTTTTTTTAATAAATTGAAATTAAATTTATAACAACTATTTTTATATTTTATAAATATAATATGAATTGTCATTAATACTGATAATATTGAAAACATAAAGTTTTGATTAATAATAGTACTTATCATATCATGTGTTATATATCTTTGATCAATAAACCTATTTAATATGATAAGATAAAAAATTGTTACTGTATAAATAATTAATAAAAGATAATTGAAAAATTCCATATTTATAAGATGCACCGCTAATATAATATAAATTAATATTAAAAAAAATAATAATATTCGTTCTACGAACATTTTAAATAAAATATATAATAAAAATATATATTTTAAATATATAAATATAATGAAATTTACTATTACAAATGACCATTTAATTATTGGAATTTTTTTATTAGCATTAATTTATGTCTTTGATTGTCAAAATAATGCTGATGTCAAAGATAAAGTTAGAAAAAATCAAAAAATTAAAAAATTAAAAAATTTTAATGAATTAAATAGACAAGGTTTAATTGAAAAACGATATAGAGAAAGAGTCGAAAATAAATTTGTTGAACCTGAAAGAGATTATGAAAATTCACGAGGTCTTCCTGTTAATATTCGCACAAGAGGTAAAGAACCACCATTTCAATCTATGGGATTTTTATATAGAGAAGAAAGTAATCCTGATTATAATAAAGATGATACTAATAGATTAATGTTATTTGGTAGACCGGAATGGGCTGGTTCTTCTAAATATGATTATTATGTTACTACTTCTGGAAATAGTACTATTAAAATACCATTATCAAATGAAAAAGAATTATATGATGGTGATGAATTAGAAATCGTAGGTTTTGCTGGAAAATTTAAATTAAAATTATATGAAGTTTCTCAAATTAAATATATTCCTTATTTATAATTTTTTTATTATTATATTTTATAGTAATGAAAAAACATATTATTAAAAGAAAAAATGGTAAAAAAATTACTTTTATTGGTGTTAATCATAAAATACCACTTGATAATAAGGAAATACATAATATAATTAAAACAAATGATAAAATATTATTAGAAGAAAATACTTTTTCAAATCATAATCAATTAATGAAAAAATTTCAAGATGGAAAAGTATATGAAGAAACTTCAAAAAATATATATAATGTATTATTAATGAAGAAACAATTAAATAGAATTTCTGGTTGGGATAGTCGCCCAGCATATTTAAAAAATGAACAAACTAGTTTATATGGAGCAGATCAAAATAACAAACCTTTTTTTCTTATACATACAATGGAAGAAGTTAATCGTTATTTTATTAAACATATTCCAGGTGGTAATAATAAATTTAAATCATTTATCAATTTTAGTAAAACTATTAAAGATGATAAACTTGAAAATCTAATAAAAAATAAACAAATAAATCCACAGTTTGTTGAACAACTTCATAATGAATTAAGAAAAGATCATGCTAAAATTGCTGATGATTATACTTTAAAAAAAGTTTTACCACAATATAAAAACGAAGATGTCACTATTATTGCTGGTTCTAGTCATTATTATAATCTTATTAAAAATTTTAAAGGTTAATTATTATGTTCGTCAAAATGTTTTTTACATACTGTTTTATATTCTTCTTCTCCCCCAACTTCTTTAAATTCTCCATTATTTTTATTATGTGTTTTTTTTATATGCATAAATCCTTTAGTTTCATCTTCACATAATGAACATAATGCTGTTAATGATAATACTTTTTGTGAATATGGTATCAATGATACTACATTACTAAAAGGTTGTCCAAAAATATCTCCATTTAATCCAATTACAATTACTTTTTTATTTAATTTCATTAAATTTAATACAAAAGGAAGTAAATCTTCAAAAAAATGTCCTTCATCAATAATAAAAACATCATTATCAAAATATTTTAAATCTAATTTACATAATTTTTTTAATTTAATTGCTTCTTCCTTTTCATTATTATGAGTACAAACAAAATTACCATTATCATATCTATTATCTTTATAATAATTTAAAATTATTGTTTTATATTTTTTCTTATACATTTGGTAACTTCTTATAATATATGTTGATTTTCCTGAAAACATTGGACCTATAATTAATTCAAGTGACATTTTTATACTATTTTTTAATATATAATATTTAATATAAAATAAAATTTATTTTAAATATATTAAATAGTTAATAATATAATTATATATATTTTAATATAAATGAATAATAAAAATCGTAAAGATTTTACAAAAAAAATAACGCTAGATTCATATCATAAGGATTTAGTTGAAAAATTTAATAATAAAGATATAGAAAAGGAAATAAAAGAAAATAAAAAGAAAAAATTAGAACAAGAATTGGAAAATTTAAATAAAAAAAAAGATTATGAAATAAATAATGATGAAATTAAAAAAAAATATAATTTAAAATTACAAATAAATTTAATACAAAAAGAAATTAATTCTATTAATAATAATGAAAATGAATATGGTTATTATTTAAATACTATGGATATTTTAGAAAAATATTATGGTAATAATAATGATAATGATAATGATAATGATGAATCAATAACTAATGTTAAAAAAAAATCTAAAATGACAATTATTGAATATATTAATGATTCAAATAAAAATAATGATACTAATATAAAAAAATTTATAAAAGAAAAAAAAAAATTATCAAGAAAAAAAATTTTTTTTGATTATTTAAATATTATTGATAAAAGTAATAAAAAAAATAATGTAGATTATGTTACAAATTATACTTTTTGCGATAATTGTAATATTGAAAAAAGTTTAATTATTAATGAATCTTTATATGTTTGTGAAACTTGTGGTGAATGTAACTCTACTATTGTAGAAACTGAAAAAACTTCTTATAAAGATAATATTATTGAAAATTATAATTTTAGTTATAAAAGATATAATCATTTTATTGAATGGTTAAATCAATTTCAAGCTTTAGAATCTACTACTATACCTTTAATTGTTTATGATAAAATTAAAAAAGAAATTGAAAAACAAAAAATAGATATTCAAAAATTAGATAATAATAAAATGAGAATTTTATTAAAAAAAATTAATGAAAATAAATATTATGAACATATTAATCATATTATTAACAAACTTAATAAAATACCTCCGCCAAAATTTAGTAAATCTATAGAAGAAAAATTAAAATTAATGTTTAAAAAATGCCAAGATCCTTTTAATAAAGTATGTCCTGCAGATAGAAAAAATTTTTTAAGTTATTCTTATGTTATTCGAAAATTTTTAGAATTATTAAACGAAACTAAATATATTGATTCTTTCCCTTTATTAAAATCTAGAGAAAAATTATATGAACAAGATATTATATGGAAAAAAATGTGTAAAATATTAAATTGGCCGTTTTATCAATCTATTTGAATTAATATTTTTTTAAAATTTAATATTAGTTATATATTATAAATTAATTTATATGGATACTAATATTAATAATATTTTTTTAGATAATACTTTAGATTTAGATGATTCTAAATATTTATTTAAAGATAATATTCAATTATATGATTATCAAAAACAAACTATTACTACTTTATTAAATCATGAAAGAGGACAAATGAAAATTACTATACCTTTAAATTATTTAAATATTCTTGAAAATGAATTCCTCAATAAAGATTATACCTTTACTAATAATTTGGCTAGAGATATCAAAAGATATTTGAAAAGTCGTGATCATAAATTTTTATTTAAAAATAATATGAATTTGAAAAATAAATTTTATATTGAAGCAAATTTCGGATATAATATTGGTGTTTTATCTAATACTGTTGGTTCAGGTAAAACATTAGTTATTTTAGGTTTTATTATGAGAAATAAATTTTTTAGAAAAAATATTTTGAAACTTTCTTATAAAAAAAATATTTATAATAATTCTAATCTACCTGGTGATATTTGTGATGTTATTTCTGAATTTTTAGTTGAAAAAAATAGTTTTGAATTAAATATTAATTCTAATTCTATTAAAAATAATAATAACCTTTACTTATCAAGATATTATAATAATAATGAAGTAATTAAAGCACATAAAACTATTATTAAAACTAATTTAATTATTGTTCCGCATAATTTATTTGAACAATGGAAAAATGAAATTAATAGAACCTTTTTAAAAACTAAATTTATTAAAGATAAAAGAAATCTTAAAGATATTAAAAATGATATTCTTAATAATAATTATGATATTATTCTTTGTAATGTTAATAAAGTTATTCAATTATTAGAATTTTTACCTAATGAAAAATATAATTTCGAAAGAATTTTTATTGATGAAGTTGATGTTATTAATTTACCTCGATTTCCAGAATTAAATACTAATTTTTTATGGTTAATTACTACTACTTATACTCGTATTTTAAATCCTAAAAATATTGGTTTTATTAATAATCTTTTTCGTTCTAATTATTTTTCTAATAAAACTATTAACTCTTTTTATAAATTCTTTTTAGAAAAATTAACTTTCTCTTTTAATCAAAATTATATTCAACAAAAAATAAAACTTACTATTCCTAATAAAAATTTTTTTATTGTACCTAATAATTTTATTAATACTTTATTATATAATTTGGAATGTAAAAGTTATTATAAATTTCTCAATTCCTATGATTATGAATCTTTATATAATTATATACTTAAATCTAAATCAAGACATATGATTAGATTTATCTTAAGATATTTATTATTTAATTGTATTGGTAATTTTCCTATTGATGATCAACATGTTATTCAAAATATTATTAATAATTATGTTTTCGATTTTGAAAGTAATGCTTCTATCTTTTTTATTTTTATTTTATTTCGTTTACATCATATTAATTATGATCTTATTAATCGGAAAATTATCCCTCGTATGAGACATATAAATAATATTATTCGTGAAATCAAAGTACATGTTATAAATTGTCCCTCTTGTAATAATCAATTAGAAAATAATCAATATATTAAAGAGACTTTAGGTAATTTTAATTTATTTGAACATGATATTAAAGATTTGAATCATTTTTTAGCTTCTATTAAATCAGAAAAATGTCCTTTAAATATTAATGCTCTTAGAGATCAACTTAAATATAAAACTTTCTCTGTTAAAAAAACTTTTATACAATTAAAACAAGAAATTCATCAAATAAAATATATATCAAAACAATTATTAAGAAATAACTATTGTTTAAAATGTATGAATAAACATAATTCAGATCATTCTTGTATTGAAACTAATTTTTTTAATTTTTTTACTATTGTTAATATTGATTTTAGTAATTTTTCTTCTTTTATTATTAGGATTTATAAATCTTATAACCAAAAATTTATTCGTGATATTAAACATGAATATTTTAAATTACAAAATATCAAGGATAATAATGATAATAATGATATTAATCAAAATACTAAAATTGAAAATATGATAATTTCTTTGAAAAAAGATATTTTAGACAAAAAAAGATGTTTGGTTTTTTCTGATAATAATTATTTTTTTAAAATTATTAAATATGAATTAGATAAACATTCAATTACTAATAGAACCTTAAAAGGTAATACAAATACTATTAATTCGATTATTAGAAAATATAAAAATCATGATATCAATGTTTTATTGTTAAATATGAAACATTGTGGTTCCGGTATTAATTTAGAAATGAGTGATAATATTTATATTATGAATTTCCTTAGTTCGGAAATGGAAACACAAGTTATCGGTAGAGTTAATCGTATTGGAAAAAAAAATAATTTAAATGTTAATTATTACTTAACTACTCATGAATATGCCTATTATAAAAAAATTATTTCTTCAGATACCAAAAGTAATATTATTATTGAAGAAATCTAATTAAAATTGATATATTTGAATAATAAGATGAATCTTAATACTAATATACAATCTATTATAATACCGTTTTTAAAAATAAAGGAATTGTCTAAAATTAAAACTATTAATAAAGAATTTTATAATGATTTAAATAAAAATAAAAAAACTATTTCAAAAATGATTAAACATGAAACCTTCCTTAAACAAAAATATTTTCTTTATAATACTATTAGTGATATTATTACCAATATTCTTTTAATTAAATATAATACTATTGAAAATGTTTATGATAAATATAAAAATGTTGAATATTCTTCTTCTTCTTCTATTTATATTTCTATTCTTACTGATGTATTTGATTTAATAATTGATAATCGTTTTGATCCATATAAAAATTATACTAAAAATTTTGTTTATATTGATATGATTTATATTAGAATTTTAAGATCATATTATAATGAAAGTACCTTTATTACATTTATAAATAAGTATTTAATTGCATCTAGAGATAATGAAAAAATTCATAAATTTATATACCTTACTTCTAAACGATTGACCTATAATTTTAATTCTACTTTTACTTTTAATAATGATACTTTATTATATGAACTTTCTCCTCCATAATTGCAGCTACATTCATAATTGCGATTATGAAAAACGCACCAACTTCCACTTTTTGAAATTAAAATTGATTCGAATAATATTTATAACTTACTATTTTTTAAACACTCATAACTACATTATAACTACATCCGCAGCTACATCCCTTTAAATTAAAATTTTTTTGATCTATATTTATTAGAATATACATCAAAAATGAATACATTTTCACAAAAATTATACAACTCCGTAGAATTTAAAACCGTTTACCAATTAAAATTAATGTGCAAAGAATTAGGAATCAGAGGTTACTCTGGTAAGAGAAAATTATGGATACAAAATAGAATCAAAAAACATTTAAACCAAAAACAAAAAAAAGAAATGGAAAAAGCAAAAGGTTTATTTTGTTATCCAGAAATTATACAAACAATTTATCAGTATCATACTGTTGATGATGTTGATTTAAAAAGAAAAAATGTTCTTATAAATGCAAAAAAAGAATATGAAAAAACAACAAAATTAATAGAAGATTGTAAAGCTTATCCAAGAATTCAAAGAAGAAATTTCATTAAAAAACATAATTACAGAAATTGGTATCATTTACTAGATGAACATCAAAATTTTTGGATTTTACAAAGAAAAGATATTAATAAAATGTTAAAAGATCATTTAAAATTATGGTTAAAAACATTGGGTTATAAACCAAAAGGTGGTTTATCTAAATTAAGAAAAAAACAATTATATGAAATGGTTTTAAAATATAATACAGAATTAAGAGAATTATAAATTTATTTTTTAAAAATTATTACATATAATGGACTTAAAAAAATAATATTATAATCTATATGACATGAACTTTAAACATCTGGATCATAAAACTGAATCTGTTGATATTTCTGAATGGAAAATATCTTCTAATATTAAAATAATTTTTCATGGAAATATTTATAAATTACCCAGAGATGTCGCTAAAAATTGGGTTGATGTTTTAAAAAATGTAATGAGTTTCAGAAAAAGATATGCTGTTATTTTTCAAATTTTATTTAAACATGATCAAGAAGATAAATATATTGCTTTCTTTGATAATATGGAAAAAGTTAAAATTTTTGCTACTGCTAATATGAATGATATGTCTCAATTAGAACCTTTGACTACTGAATTATGGAATTTATCTATTGAATTTGATAATGTAAGATATTCTAATTCTTTTGAAGTTGGTAAAACTATTGTTCTTGAAACAAATGAATGTGCTTTTGATATTCATGGGACGAAAAGATATTTTAGATGTTTGTCTTGTTCACAAGCTGTTCAATGGTTTGATCATTTTAATGAATCAATTAGTAAAAAAAAAAAAATTAAAAAAAAAGATGATGAAATATTAAAGACAGAATATGATACTAATAATAATAAATCAAATTGGTAAATAAAATTGATTATTTTTTATAATATAATTATGTTACAAAAAATACAAAATATTAAAAAAGCAACTCTTAAAGTTTATAGTGATTTAGGTTTTGGTTTAAATGAAATAGCATATGAAAAAGCATTATCTGAAGAATTAAGAGATCTCGGTTTTCATACACAAACAGAAGCTCATGTTAATGAATATTATATAACTTCAACTGGGCGAAAAATCGAAGTTGCTTGTTTAAGACTTGATATTTTAGTTGATAATGATATTATTTTAGAATTAAAAACTATTGAAAGTAGTATTCAAAAAATTAATAAAAAAACTAACACTCTTAAAAAAGATGAATTAATGAATACTAAAGAATATTTACAATGTAGAAGATATAAAAAATTAATGAAAATTCCAACTTGTTATTTAATTAATTTTGGTAAAAAAAATTTAGAATTTATTAAAATTGAATAATTATATATATCAATGACTACTGCTCCAAATAATAGTTTAAATAATAGTTTAAATAATCGACGACGACTGCGTATTTCAATAATGAGAAATAGAAAATGTCAATTTAAAAATTGCAAAAATATTGTTCTATTCAATATTAATAAATATTGTGATAATAATTTTTGTTTTAAACATAATCATAGTCAATTACATAGAAAAATAGAAAAATTAGAACGAGGTTTTTTTGAAGTAAAAGATTATGATTTTATTATTCCAAAAAAAGAATATTGTTATTCAATTTCTTATTTAAATAAAATAATTCATATAGTTGATAAAATTATATTTTATAGAAAAAAACTTTTTTTCAAAAATGGTAAAAAAAATAGAAGAGGTCATTTTTCTTATCGGTGTTTAGATTTAATTTTTGCTTATACTTATTTTTTAAATATATTATTGAATTTTAAAAAATATTTAAGTAAAGGTACTATTCTAAATGATGGTTTTAAATTACCTATTATAAAAATAACTGGTAAAAATTATTTAAAATATGATACAAATTTTTATCTTAGAGGTAATTTACTTAATACTCCTATTCAAGCATTTGATTATGATATTATAAATACTTTTGATTCTTTAGAAGATTTTCATAGAGATTTACATATTGTTCCATATGAAAAAGATATTTTGAAAATTAAAAAAAATTTAGAAAAATATTATTTAGATCTTTTTGAAAAAAATTATGAAAATGAATTATCAAATATTAGTATGGATTCAATAAATATTATTAAAAATTATTATAATAATAATTTAGTTTATGATGATCTTTTTAATCAAGTTTATTTAAGAAAAAAAATTTTAAATAATGAATTTTTACGAAATATTATTATTTTAACTGATAGATTAAATACTAAAGTTTATTTCTTTCATAAATAAATTAAAATTTATATTAAAATATATATTATAGATATGTATTTCAATATTATTAACTTTTTTAATTCAACTGATCAAGAAAAAATGTACTTAATCCAAACTCATTTATTTTATAAAAAATTAATTAGACTAAAATTTAATATTCAAAATAATCCTTATGATGTTAATTATAGATTTATTCAATTAATGAATAATACGAATCAAGCTTTATATAAAATTCAACAAATCTTTATTTCAAAAGTTAATCAAGTTTTAATCGATAAATTATTTTATAATTTTCATAATTCTAGTGTAGTTAAAAAAATTTTAAATGATACTTTTTATAATGATATTTCTAATATTATTTTAGATTATTCTCATTCAGGTCAAAAATTAATTTTTATTAAATTACATGATCGACAAAATTTTTTAATTATTAAAAATATTAAAATATTAAATAATTTATTAAAAAATGATTTTATTACGCAAATTTATATTGAAAAATATGATTTGCATAAAGGTTTAACTATACAAGATATGTCTAATTTTAAACCAACTTATGATTTTAAATTTTTATCATTTAAACCAACTAATATCAATGATATTTCTTTAAAAAATGGTTTATATAATCTTATTTTGATTCAAATTAAATATTATCGTACATATATGGGTTTTAAAAAAAATAAATCTATTAATTTTTTTATTCATAGTATTGAACAACTTCCTCTTATTGAATCTTTTTTCAAAAAAAATAAAAAATTTATTTTTTGCAATTTTACTTTATATTCTATTAAAACTATTGAAAAAGATTTTTCACATAAAATTCTTTTAAATTTACAAAAAATTAAAGAAGATATTTTTACAACTGAAATTTATAACTATTTAATAAAACTTTTAATGAAAACAAATAAAAGGTAAAATTGATTTTTATTAAATCTTAAAAATGACTGAAATACAATATATTTCGGATTTTCTTCCGAATGATTTATATCTTAAACTTAATTATTTATTATTAAATTTAGAACTTTATTCAGGTACAACTAGGAAAGGTCATAAAATACATCGCACACAAAAATGGTTTCATATTGATGGGGAAAGATTTGATACATCCTGGAAACAACATTTTAATCGTTGGAAAGGACATAAATTTCCAGATGTTTTAAAAGAAATCTTAGACTATATAAACTCAAATTTAAAAATAGATACTAATAGTTGTCTTATTAACTATTATGAAAACGGCGAAGATTTTATTCCTAGACATATTGATAGTATAGTTAGTTTTGGTCCAAATCCTACTATTGTAAATCTTTCTATTGGTGCTACAAGAGTTATTAGAGTAAAAAAAGATTATAGTCTTCATAATAATAGTCTTTTTATCATGAATGGTCCTTCAGTCGAGCACGAACTACTTAAAGACTTAGAATGTACTCAACCACGCTGGAGTTTGACTTTTAGAAAAAAATTAAAAAAAAATTATAATAATTAAGTATATAATGTCTTTATTAGGACCACGACCTGAACAATTTGAATGTCAACATGAAAAATTAGTTAAAAAAAAACATAGTAAAACTATGTATGATTGTAAAAAATGTAATAAAACTTTTATGATTGTTCCTGCTAAATTTGATCCTTATGATCCATTTTTTCCTAAAAAACCAACTCGTCCAGATTTCCCAGATTTCCCAGATTTGATTGATCCAGATTATCCAATTCGTTAAATCTTAATATTTAATTATATTAGATATTAAAATTAATTTAACATTTACATTTTTTACATTTACAGTTTTTACATTTACAACTCTTTTTACATTTTTTTCTCTTTTTTGCTGCTTCTCTCATTTGTTTTGCTGTTTTTTTGAATTTCTTTCCTCCTCCTTTCTTTGGTTTTCTTTTTCTTTTTTTTCCTGCTCCAAATGCCATTTTTCCAATAATATCAGCAAGACCTACTTCCATTCCTTTTTGTGCTCGGATTCCTTTTTTTAATGCTTTTTTTTGTTCTTTTTTATATTTTGCTAATGCTTTTTCATAAGCACCTGTTAATAATTTCATTACTTCTAATTCATCTTCATCATTTTCATCATATGCCATTAATTCCCATTCATCATCCCAATTATCTTGATCATCTCCATCTCCAAAATCCATTGCTTCAAGGTGAGTTCCATTTTCAATTACATATTCAATTTGTTCTTCTTTATCTTTATATTGTTTATAAATCCCTTTACTTATTACTGATCCATTATGCATTAATGCTTCAATAGTTTTTTCAGCGTCTCTTTTATTATGCATTGCAATACCTGCATCTAATACAATCTCTAATGGTGCTTTTCCTCTGAATTTTGCATTAACATCTGCTCCTTTTTTAATTAATTCAATAACTTTTTTATAATCTAATTCTCTTACAGCTTTAGCAAATTTAGTTGGTGTTGGTTTTTTTTTAAATAAATTTTTCATACTTTTTTTTAATTCTTTGATACCTGCTCCGGATTGATTTTTACAAGACATATTTATATATATTTAAAATTTATTTTATTTTTATACTTTAGAGATTATGATTAAAGATTTAAATAAAATTGTATATAGTTATTTAGAAGATATTGAACATCTAAAGAAAAAAAAAAAATGTTTAAAAGAAATGGAAAAATATAGATATTGTTGTGAAAGAGAGATCAGTTATAGGAATTATAAAAATAGATATATTGAATATTTTAATCAAAATAATAATTTATATATAGTTCGTATTTATAAATATACATGTGATAGAAATACATTAATTTTAAATAATGATCGTACTAGAGATTATATTGTTCACGAAAATCTATATGGAAATAATTAATTTAAATAAAATTAAATATACTAAATATATATTTAAATATTTAATTATGTCTCGCGAAGGTCAAAGAGAATATTATGTTCCAACTGCTCCTCCACAAGATGAAGTTCTAACTCATCAAGTTCAATATATTAATTCATATCCCAATAATTATATTTATCATAATAAAATAGAAATAGATAGACAAATAAAATTACAAAATGAACAACGAGATCGCCAAGTTGCTTTACAAATTCAAAAAATGGAAAATGAACTTCAACAAGAAAAAGAAAAAAAAAGTATTTGGAAAAAATTATGTTTATGTTTATCTTGTTTATTTTGTTGCTGTATTACATGTGGTGTTTAATTTTTTAAAAATAAAATTTATTTTTATAAAATATAAATATGAATATTATTGGTCCAGATTGTGAAAAAATAATTTTAAATTATAAAAAATCTTTTGATTTAATTATTAATCAAAAAAAAGCGATAATTGATCTTATTAATTCACAATATAAATATTCTAAATCTGTCCGTTATTGTGAAACGAATCAAACAATTAAAAATTTAGATATTTATTATGAAGATTTTAAAAAAATTTATTTAAAATATAATCGTAAAAATAAAAAAATTAAATTTACTATTAATTGTTATGGTACGGGTCATTATATGAATAATAAAATTTTTGATCTTGATTTAAATAAAGATTGTGATGATATGTTATATGAATTTAGAATTATTTCTATGAGTAAAAATATAACTGATAAAAGTATATTAATTCAATTATATAATCTTAAATATGATTATGATCTTCTTGATAAACAAAAAAATAAAAATAATCTTGATCGGATGGATTTAGATAATTCTGATTATGATAGTAATGAGGATAGTGATTTAGCTGATTTAATTTAATTTTTTTTCTTTGGATATGTAATATGCTAAAAAAGATTAATAAATATAAAAAAATTTTTGGTATTACTTCTTTTATAGCTGGTTCTATTATTATTCCTTTATCTTTTTTCCCTTTTTCTATTCCTTTAATTATTATTGGAGGTTATCTTTTTCTTAATGGTTTAACAAATATTTTTATTAAACTTTAATGATATTATTATTAAAATTGATTAATAATAATATAATAAGTAAAATATTAAATACAATTAAACTCTATAAACGATATTAAAAAATTTTAAAAAGTAATAAAATTTATTTCTTTACATTATAATAATACATAATGGGAATTTTAGGTTTTTATAAAAATTTAATTCAAACATATCCAAATATAACAGAAGCATTAAAAGAAGTATTAAAAGAAAATCAACATATTTTTTTATATTTAGATTTTAATGCAATGATACATCCATGTATGGCAAAAATTGTACAAAAATATAAAGAATCGAAAACAATTAATCGTAAAATTATTGAAGCTGAAATATTTGAAGAAATTAAAAAAGAAATTTTAAATATTATTGAAAAAATTAAACCTGAATTTTTAATGATTGCTACTGATGGTGTTGCTCCCAGAGCTAAAATGCAACAACAAAGATATAGAAGATATAATAGTATTAGGAAACCAGAAAGAAGAATTTTTGATAGTAATTCTATTAGTCCTGGTACTCCATTTATGAAAAAATTATCAAAATATATGGAAAATCTAATAAATTTAGAATTAAAACAAAAATGTAAAATTTTATATTCTGATCATTCTCAACCTGGTGAAGGAGAACATAAAATTATGAATTTTATTAGACAATTACAAGAAGATTCAGAAACAGAAAAAATCGTACATATTGTTAATTCTTTAGATTCTGATCTTATTATGCTTACTATGATGTTAGAAAAATCTAATATTTATTTATTAAGAGAAAAACAACATTATGAAGAAGATAAAGAAATTGATACTGATAATATGGATAAAAAATATCATTTTTTAAATGTTAATTTAGTAAAAGATTATATTTGGAATGATTTAAATGCCGAACATAATTATAAAAATATAATTACAAAAAAACAATTTGTTCGTGATTTTATATTTTTATGTTTTTTTATTGGTAATGATTTCTTGCCTCATTTTAAAATTATTAATACTTATAATAATGGTATTGAATTAGTTTTAGAAAAATATAAAGAAGAAATGAAAATTAATGGTCAAAGATTAATTTTAGATAACAATGATATTAATCAAAAAATGTTAATTAATATGTTAAAAGAATTAAATGATAATGAAGAAAAATATAATGCTAAAAATAATTATGTAAAACACGATCATGTTATTAAATATTTTGAAAAAGGTTGGAAAGAAAGATATTATTTTTATTATATTAATAATTTTACTTATGCTGGTGTTGATGAGATGTGTTATAATTTTTGTGAAATGTTAAAATGGACTACTAAATATTATTTTGAAGGTACAAATAATTGGTCTTGTTATTATCGGTTTTTTGGTGCTCCTTGTTTAAGTGATCTTTGGGATTTTTTACATCGTTGTGATATTAATCAAATTGAAATAAATTATGATAAACCATATACTATGAATCAACAACTTATGATTATTCTTCCTCCACAAAGTTCTTATTTAATTCCTTATAAATATAATCGTTTAATGTTTGGAAAATTAAGAAATATGTATACTAAAAAATATAAATTAGATAAAGTTAATAAAAAATTTAAATTTATGTTTTCTCCTATTTTACCTTATATGGATGATAAAGCTATTAAATATTTTGTTAGAGATTAAAATTGATTTTTTAATAATTTATAACTTACTAATTTATAATGACTTGTCGTAGATGCAATGAAAAAGATGATTTTTGTGATGGTAATTCTTCAGAACAATTATGTAAACATTGTTTAGATCATTGTTGTGAAAATTGTTTTAAAGAATTTGAAACAGAAAAAGAATATGAACATTCTGTATGTAATGAATGTTATGAAATTACATTTGAAATATATGGAAAAGATGAAAATGATAATTTAATTTTTATTTCAAATGAAGGAGAATATTATAATGAAAATGGTAATATAATCAATATCAAAGGTATTAAAATAAATTTTGATATTGAAGAAAAAACTCCAAATATTTTTGATTAATATTATTTTTTAAAAATTAATATTAATAATGGACTTAATTAAATATTTAAATATATATGGATGAAAATACTTTTAATCAAATACAATCTTTATCTTATAAAAATAAAATAAATTAATAATATATAATAATATGGAAAATAAAAGAAGTTTCAAAATTATAAAAATTAATTCTTATTCTAGAACTATTAATAAAAGAATTGGTGGTCGTTATATTTCTAATGATCCTTATAGTGCTGGTTTAAAAGCTTTTAATCATATTCTTAGAGATATTACTGATGATATTATTAATTTTAAAATTACTATTAAAGAAACAACTCGTAAGAGTGATAAAAAAGAATTTGAATATAACTTGACTAGATATCAAACATTAAGACCAACTATTATAAAAAAAGGAAAAGAACTTGTTCATTATCAATACAAAACTACTAGTAAACAAATGACTGAAAAACAATATCAACGATATTTAATTAAAGAAAAATCAAATAGAATTAAATGTTCAAAAGCTGAAAAAGAAGATAAAATTTTAAAAACATGTTGTGGAAAACAACATACTAAAAATAATAGAACATTTGAAAGTTGTAAAAAAACTATTAAAAGAAATCGTAAAAATGAAGCATTTAAAAAATTATATCAAGAATTAGATAGAAAATAAATAAAATTGAATAATGTTTAATAATAAAAATGAATATGAACAGTAAAAGTACTGAAGAAGAATACGATTCTCGTAAAATGAAAATTCAAGAAGTTGAATTAGCAATTCAAGAATCTCAAATAGCAGTTCGCGATGGTATTAATTTAGTTATTCAAAGAGGGGACCATTTAGAAGATTTACAAGATAAAAGTAATAATTTAGTCAATTCAGCACATCAATTTCGTAAATCTGCTCGTAAAGTACGACGAAAAATGTATTGTCAAAAACTTAAAACTAATCTTTTTTTTCTTCTAATTATTTTATTTATTTTATGGTTTATTTTAAGTATGGCATGTGGATTTGATTTTCATAAATGTCGAGCAAAATATTAATTTTTTAAAATTGAATTTCAATATCATTTAAAAATATGAGTTTAAATAATATTGATTGTATTATTGAAATTTCTAAAGGTTCGAATATTAAATATGAATTTGATAAAACTAAACAATATATGAGATGCGATCGTATTTTGCATACTTCTATGGGTTATCCTGGTAATTATGGTTATATTCCTAAAACTTTATCTGATGATGGTGATCCAATTGATGTTTTATTAATTACTGATTATAAATTAAATTCTAATACTTTAATTAATGTTAAAATCATTGGTGTTCTTCTTATGAAAGATGAAGCTGGTATTGATGAAAAATTATTATGTGTTCCTAATGAAAAAGTTGATCCAACTAGTGAATATATTAATGATATTGATGATATCCCTAAATGTCTTTTAAATAAAATTTTACATTTTTTCAAACATTATAAAGATAATGAAAAAAATAAATTTGTTCATATTATTGGTTTTAAAGATAAAAAAACCGCCGAAGAAATTTTTTCAAAATCTTTAGAATCATATGCAAATCATAATTTACGACGAGGTTTCACTATTCCTACTTATGATATTTGTGGTAATGATTAAATAGTTTCGATTATTGTTGAATCCTTTTCATAGTTATATTCATAAATTGTATATAAGTATTTGTATCTTTTTTCTATATCTTTTAATGATTCTAAATCTAAATATTTACATTCATATAATACTTCTTTTGTTTTTTTAATTATTGATCGTGATATTTCATAATTTTTATTTATTATATCTATTGTACATTGAGCATTCTTTCGAAATCTATTTACATAATCAGGATCTATTGTTAATGTTATATTATTAAATAAAGATAAATCTGATTCTTTATATTTATCTTCATATTCTAAGAAAATTTCATCTATTTGTTCATATATATCAAATTCATTATAGATTTTATCTACAAAATTATTATATGTTATTAATGTCTTTTCAAAGAAAAATACTCTATATGGTTGATTTATTAAACTTTTTAAATATTCGATTATCTTATCAAATATTTTATTATCTTTTTTCCTTTTATTCTTATAAATGTATTTTATTAATTGAACTTTGTCAAATATTAATCGCGTTTTCTCATTTATATTATTAAATATATAATCTATTTGATCTAATTCTTTATGATCTATTATTAAATTTAATAATAATATATATTTTAATATTTGTTTTTTATTGTCAAATATATGATTATAATTAATTTCTTCTAATTTTAATGTTTTAAAATGATAAATTTCATTGTTATTTAATACTATATCAAAGATTTGACTAAATACATTCTTTTTTAAATTATCAAAATCTATTAATACTTTTTTATTATTATTATTTAATTCTAATAATTTAATAAATTTTGCTAAATAATATACATTCATTATAAACTTTTTTTTATTTTTTCTTCCTTTTAATTGTTTTTTTGAAAAACTTTTATGTACATTTGATGATACATTTATTACTACTTTCCCTATATTTATTATACTCATAAAATCATAATCATTTATTAAATCAAATTTTTGATCTATTATTGTGAACATATTTAAAAAATCTAAATTTAAATCATCATTTAGTGAAAATGATATTAAGATTTTTTTTAATATTTTTTTAAATTTATTTTCTTTCTTTTTTTTAAATAAACATATTTTATCTTCTTTCTCATTATCTAATATATCATCATCTAATAATCTATTTAAAATATTTAACATTTTATTTGAATCATATATATTTCTTCTTATTATATCTAAAAAATCTATTCTTTGTTTTCTTGATATTATATTCATTAATTTTAATATATATTTCTCATTATCTTCTATCGTTATTATATAATCTTCTAATAAATGCCAATTTGATATTTTTTTACATTCTTTTAAATTTTTTATATTTAAAAATAAATTTAATAATGTATGATTATCGATTTTTTTTATGAAATTCTCAAAAAAATTAATTAATATTTGATTCTCATAATTAAAATCTTTAAATAAATTTTTATATATATCTATTAATCCTACTTTCTTAAATATATGATATTCTCCTACTAATATTTCATCTAATTTATCCAAACATATTTCCATAAAATCTACATCTAATAATTCAATATAATTTTTTTCTAAAAATAATAAAAAATCTATATAATCATCGAATTTTAATCGATATATTATTTCATCCATTTTTAATATTAATTCTTTTTTATATTTGAATTTTTTAAATATATCCTTCTTATAATATTTATAATTCTCTATCATATTTTTTTTAATAATATCTTTGATTTCAAGATAATTAAAATCATCATTTATTACTAGATCTTCGATTTTTTTATTATTCATATTAATATATATTATATTATTATTTTATTTTAATATTATATATAATGAATTTCAAAAATATAGAAAATTATTTAAAAAAAAATTATAAATTTGTTATAATTATTTGTTTATTTTTATTTTTAATAATGAGTGATAAAGAAAATTTTTCAACTTCCGATGCTTTAAATGCTGTAAAATCAACTGAAAAAAAAGTAAATGAAATATTTAGTCATGTAGATGCTAATAAAGCAACAATGAAAAAACATTTACATTTAAATAATCATTTATCTTTACAAGAAAAACAAATACGAATAAAAAATGCTGGTGATGCAAACCATGTTATATTTTACAATAAAGGTATCGATGGTCCAGAAATGAAAGGTTGGAATGGTATATCATTAGCTACTGGCGTAGGTGGAGCAAAAAGAGTTGTCGAAATTAAAAAAGATTATATGAAGGTTAATGCTAAATTATGTGTTGGAGGTACTTGTATTAATGAAGATGATTTAAAAAAAATGAAATCATCAAGAATGATTGGTGGTTATGCTGTTGATGGTGGAGGAAGTACAATTCCATTAGAAGAAGGTGGATGGTGGAATTTATGTTGTGAAGGAAATCAAAAATATAATGCATGGTCAAATGATGCATGGGATGTAGTATTTTTATATAGAGGTTGGAAAGCACAATTTTCAGAACATCCTAGTGGTAAAGGATGGGTAAAAACATATGAAAATAAAAATGAAAATGTAAAGAAATTTCATCCTCCAGGAAATAGAATAAGTAGTTATAAATTATGGTGGGTAGGATATTAAACTGAAACTAATAATTTTAAATTATTAAAAAAATTTTTTTTTAAAATTTATATCTCTTAATAATAAAGGTATATAAATTATGACTATGAATTTACAAATTGTTGATGTAACTGAAAAAGATATTAATTGGAAATATCATATTATGTTATTTTGTATTGATGATAATAGTAATTCTTATTGTATAAAAGTTCAAAATTATAATCCATTTTTTTATATAGATTATAAAAAAGAATATCATATTACTGATTTAAATAATATAATTGTCAATCCTAGATGTCCAAATAAATATTATAAAACATTAAAGGGTAATACTACTCATATTTCTTATTATAATTTTAAAGAATTAGATGAATATCAAAATAAGAAAAAAAAATTTATTAAATTAGAATTTGATTCAATTCGAAAATTTGGTATGGTTAAAAAAGCATTTGAAGATAAAGTTGGTATTCATGGAGAACAAGTTAAATTTAAAAGATATGAATCAAATATTAATCAATTTTTAAGATTTTTTCATATTAAAAATATTAATTTATGTAAATGGATTAAAATTAATAAATCAGATGCTCAATTAGTTCCTAGTGATTTTTCTAAATGTAAATTTGAATATGAAGTTGATTTTAATGATATTCATCCTTGTAATATTAATAAAATTGGTCCTATGAAAGTTTTAAGTTATGATATTGAATGTGCTAGTGACGATGGTGGATTTCCTCAATATTCTAGACCAGCTGATAAAATTATTCAAATTGGTAATACAATGGAAGTTTATGGAAAAGGTTCAGAAGCTGATGTAAATTTTATAATTTGTTTAAAAAATTGCCAACCAATTAATAATTGTGAAGTTATTAATTGTGAAACAGAAGAAGAATTAATTAAAAAATGGTGTGAAAAAGTTAATGAAATCGATCCGGATATTATTACTGGATATAACATATGGGGATTCGATTATCAATATATTTATGAAAGAGCAATGTTATTAAATTTAGATCTTGATATTTTAAATATTAGTCGTATTCATGATTTAGCTCAAACAAATTTTAGAGATAATGAAAAAATTTATATTATTAAACAATTATCTTCTTCTGCTATGGGTGATAATCAATTAAAATATCTTAATACTGCTGGTAGAATTAATATTGATTTAATCAAATATGTTAGAGATAATAAAAAATTACCTGTTTATAAATTAGATTATGTAGCTGAAGTATTTATTGGTCAAAATAAAAATCCTGTTACACCAAATGATATTTTTAATTGGTATCGTGAAGGAAAACCAGAAAAAATTACTGAAATCGCTAGATATTGTATTCAGGATTGTAAATTAGTTAATAAATTAGTTACTAAATTATCTGTTATTGAAAATTCTGTTGGTATGTCTAATACTTGTTGGATTCCTCTTAATTATGTTTTTACTAGAGGTCAAGGTATCAAAGCACATTCTTTAGTTTTAAAAGAATGTTCAACTTTGGGTTATATTATGCCTCATCTAAATAAATTAGAAGGCGATATTGAATTTAAAGGTGCTACTGTTTTAACTGCTAAAAGCGGTATTCATTATTATCCGGTTTCTGCTTTAGATTTTGCTTCTCTATATCCTTCTTGTATGATTTCACATAATCTTTGTATTTCTTCTTTTATTTCTAAGGAAAAATTAGACAAATATATTAAAAAATATAATTGGAGTATTGATAAATATAGAGAAGTTAAATGGGATGAAACCAATGATGATGGTATTACTACTAATAAAACTTATTATTATGTACAACCAGATAAAGATAATAATGGTAAAATTAAGGATTCTGAAAGAGCTGTATTTCCTCAAATTTTAATGAAATTATTAAATAAAAGAAATGAAACTAAAAAACTTATGAAAAAAGAAAAAGATCCTTTTAAAAAATCTATTTATGATGGTTTACAATTAGCTTATAAAATTACTGCTAATTCTATTTATGGTCAATTGGGTTCTCCGGTTGGTGCTATGAGAAAATTAGAAGTCGCAGCTTCTGTTACTACTTGTGGTAGACAACTATTGGAATTAGCACAGAATTTTACTTTAAAGCATTATGAAGGTTCAGTTGCTATTTATGGAGATACTGATTCTATATTTATGAAATTTAATTTAAAAGATCATAACGATTCTTGTCCTTATCATCAAAAAAATATGCATAAAAGAATTAAAAAATATCATAAAATTAAAAATGATCTTTGTAAAAAAATGATTAAAAATAATGAAAATTATTCTCATTCTAGAAAAGCAGAAGCTATGATGTTTAAAACAGATTTTAGATTATATAATAAATGTGATTGTCCTCAAGTTAAAGATTTAATGAGCGAAAATGCTTTGAAAAAAAGTATTGAATTAGCCTGTGAGGTTGATAGAATTATTACCGATTTATTACCTGATCATAAAGTTTTTGTTGATGGTAAACAAGTTGATGGTTGTCAACAATTAGAATATGAAAAAACTTATCTTCCTTATATTTTATTTACTAAAAAACGATATGTTGGTAAATTATTTGAATATAAAACTAATCTTGAAAAAGATTGGACTTTAGATTATAAAGGTATTGCTTTGAAAAGACGAGATAGTGCTATTATTGTTAAAAAATTCTATAAAAATTGTTTATATAAAATTATGGAAGGCAGTAAAAAAAATGCTTTAGATTGTTTAGAAAAAGATTTAAATAATTTAATGAATAATGATAAAATTAAAATGTATCCTATTGAAGATTTTGTTTTATCTAAAACTTTGAAATCTATGAGTAAATATAAAATGGATAAAAAAATTTTACAATCTATTCTTATTTTAAATAAAATTTTACAAATAAAAACTATTTTAAATAAAGATATTGATTCAGATTCTATTCAAAAAATTATCGATAATAATCCTTTAAGATCTAAATTTAATAAGAAAACTTGTTTTGAAACTTGTAAACATATTAAATTTGATGGTAAAACTGGTAATAAAATTTTATCTTTTAAAATGAATTGTAAGAAATGTAATAAAGATATTGATGATACTTTCGGTATTAATCAATTATTAGATTATTTAAATGATACATATAATTCTAAAGTTGTTAAAAAAGAAGATAGAAATATTTTTATGTTATCTAAATTAAAAACTTATCGCTTTAATAAAAAAAAAATATTTGATAAAAATATTATTGATGTTATTGATCTTTTAGCACAATTTTATAAAAATAATAATGAAAAATTATTAATTCGTATTAAAAATGTTTTGAAAAAAATTCCTAATTCTAAAATTAATAATGAAATCGTTTTTTATAATCTTAGAAAAGTTAGTCAAACACATGTTATTTTAACTCAAAAAATGACTCTTAGAGATCCTGGTAGTGCTCCTCAAATTAATGATCGTATTCAATATTGTTTTATTAAAGTTAAAGGTGATTCAAAAACTATGTTACAAGGTGATCTTATTGAAAATCCAGATTATATTGTAGAAAATAATATTCCTTTAAATTATAATTATTATATTGAAAAACAAATTAAAAATCCTTTATTACAATTATTTTTACATGTTGATGAAGATAAAGCTAAAAAAATATTTAAAAATATTCAAAATCTTAATAAAAATAAATTAGCTGGACAAACTAATATTATGGATTTTTTTAAAAAATAATTTGGATGATATATATATAATGAATTTCAAAAATATAAAGAAAAATTATAAAAAAATAATTATTGTTTGTTTAATTATATTCATATTTTCTTATAAAATCTCTGAAAATTTTACAACTACTCAAGCATTAGATGCTGTAAAATCAACTGAAGCAAAAGTTAATAATATGGCTATAAAAGCTGATAAGAATTATCTTGATTTAAAAAGTAAAATTAGATTATCTAATAAATGGACTGGTTATCCTGATAAAGTAAAAGATCAAGCAGAAATTGCAAATGATACAGGTACTTATAAAGCATTAATGATTGCAGGTAATAAATCCGCTGGTGGTGTTAGATCAGTAAAAATATATGATGATGTTAGAGTACATAGAAATATTACATCAGATACTGGTAATATTAAAGGTAAAAAAATTTGTATAGGTGGAACTTGTATTGATGAAAATATATTAAAAAGATTAAATAAAGTACAAGCTAAGCCAACAAAAAAAGGATGTTATTTATACACAGAAAAACCTTGTAGTAGACAACATGGTGATGCACCACCAACTCATCTTTGGTTTCGTGATAATCATCACCATGCATCTAGTGATAAAAATAGATGTAAACAAAGAGCTAAAGATTTTAATAGTTGGTGTGGTAATAATGATTTTCAATATCATTTTAATTAGGGAAAAATTAAAATTTATTAATATTATACTATAAGATGGATAATATTAAAGATATAATTGAAAATTTAAATCATGGAATTACTGTAAGAGGTAATCTTGTTGCAGAATGTATAATGTTTCATGGGAAAAATATTGAATGTCGAAAAAAAAAAATAAAACATAAATATTTAGCATTACATTTAGGTTCGGGAAGAATTAATAAAGATTTAGAAAGACATTTAAAATTAAATTATAAATTAGAACCTACAAAAAATCAACCAAAATTAAAAAAAGGTCATATTGTAGCTATATTAAAAATGGGTGAATCAAAATATTTAAGTGAATTAAATAAAGAAGAATGGAAAAATAAATGGATTTATTCAGAAGGAGGATATAATGTTTGTAATTATATAGAAAAAGTATATATATTAAAAAAACCAATAAAATGTAGAGGTTTTCAATGTATGAATTGGAAATTAGAATGTGTTGATAATGATTTGATTCAAAAAAAGAAATTTAAAATTCCTTTAAAACAAAAAATTATTAGTAATTTAATTTTCGAATTCATATTAAAAAATTTTTAATAATATTAAAATTGATTTTAATATTATTTATAACATATCATTTTATCCAAACCTTATAATCCAATCTACCAAAACCTTAATACTAAATCTAAATATTTTTAAAACTTAGTTTTATAAATAATTAAACATCTTAACATATAATATGAATATGAATAATATTTCAAGAGATTCATTTTCAATTATTTTACAAAATTTAAAATGTAAAGACATTGATAATTTAAAATTAGTAAACAAAGAAAAATATGAAGATTGCAAAGATTTATCAATGATTTACAAAAATAATAAAATTCAAGAAATATGGGGCAAAGAAATATTTAAAATTATTTATGATGCTACAAATTTACATAAATCAGAAAATTATAAAAAATTTTTAAATCAAAATAAATTAGAAACAATAAAAAATGTATTAGAAATGTTTTATCATGATTTTATTTTCAATGATTCACAACTTACATCAAGAAAATTCGTTGAAATTTATAGTTTATATTTTACTCAAGCTATAAAAAATAATAATAATAAACAGATTTTATATGAACACAGAAAAAAATGTTTATTAAAAATGTTTAAAAAAGATGAAATTGTAGCAGAAAATGAAAAAATCAAATTATTATTTGGTGTTAGTTCATATGTTAATCGTTTTCATGGTTTTTTAGGAAGAAGAGTTACATATGAAGAATTTATTTTAGAAATGCAACAAGCTTAATTTTATTTTTTAAAAACGAATATAGACTATGGACTTAAAATATTTTAATAAATATAATATATAATTACTATATAATATTTAAAATGTCTAATTTAATTTTAAATTTACAAAATGGATTAATTAATACTCCTATTTATAATGAAATACAAAATGAAGAAATTATTAATTTAATTGAAGAATATCAAAAAGATCCGAATGATTTTATTGATTATAAAAATTATTTTAATGAAAAATGTATTGAAGATTATAAAATTTTTTTAATTTCTAATATTATTAATCGTATTGAAAAAACTTTCTCTAAACAACAAATTGAAGGTGATGATGGTATTTTAGAAAATAAAATTTTATTTTTATTTAAAAGATATAAAAAAAATATTCCTAATTTTATTTCAAAATTAAAAATTAATGAAAAAAACTTTTTAGATTATATTCCTGAAGTTAAAAAACTTAAACATAAAATTAATACTTTTGAAGATATGAATAAAGATGTTTCTAAATTTAAAAAAGAATTAGATGTTTATGAAAAAAACATTTTTGATATTATTACTTCTGATATTCAACTTTATTTAGATAATGATAATATTTCTTCTTTATTAAATACTTTTATTAAATATTGTGTCAAAAATAATAAAAAATTTATTAATATTAAAATAAATTATAATGAATATAATGATGTCATTATTAGTAAATTTTCTGATTATAAATATGAAAATTTAGATGATATGATTGATAATTTAAAATCTAATGAATTAATTAATAGTCAAGAGTTGTCTTATTATATAACTAAATATAAAATTGTCAAAAATCAAAGTTTTAAAACATTTATTTCAGAATTTGATGATATTCAATTAACTAGTCAATTAATTAATAATTATAGAAAATTAATTTTTGATTATAAAGATCCAGAAGAAAGAGTTAATCTTAATGACGGAGCAAGTGATTTATTTTATGAATCTCCATCTCCATCACCTAAACCTATTAAAAATGCTGAATTAGAAAAAAATATTAAAAAACATATATTTATTGAAATTATTGAAATTTGTGAACAACCTTATAGTCAAACATATTTAAATTATTTAAAAAATATATATGAAAAGTTAGATATGATGAATATTTATAATAATATTGAAGAAAGAAATAAAATTCAAAATGAATTAATTATTGAATATGAAAATAATGAAAATATTTTTATTAAAGATATTATTAAAAAAATTAATAATAATGATCAAAATTTAAATCATTATATTTTAAAAAGATCTATTAATCATAATTTAAATAAAAAAGAATATAATGATTTGAAAAATGAAGTTAAATTTTTTAAAGATTTAATTAATGAAAATAATAAAAGTGGTGTTATTAATAAATTTATTCTTAGATATAATCAAAATATAATAACTCAATTAATTGAATTTAATACTATTATTGATATAAATAAAGTTGAAAAAAATTTAAAAAATAATCCGATTGATGAACATGATGATTATATTGAATCTCAATTAAAATTATATGGTATTCCAAGAAGAGAAAAAAAGAATTGGATTTTTATTTCCGTTCATAGTTTTTTTAAAAATAATAATTTTTTTAATTTTATGAATTTTATGAAGGATTTAGAAAAAAAAATAAATTTTTTAAATGATTCTAATATTAATAATATTTTTGATGAACTTTTTGATGGGTTTTTATCTGAATTTTTTAATCATTATATTCTATGTATTAATAATTATAAAACACTCGATTTACATCCAAGTGCAAATCAATTATATTATAATTATAATGATAATAAAAAAATTAGAGTTTATATTAATGATCCAATTGAAGAAATATTTAGAAAAATTAAAAATAATCCTAAAGAATATCAATATATTTTTCAAAAATTATTAAATCATTTATTTAATTATCCTTATTATAATACTATTTTAGATATTGATGAAACTATTATTGATAAAGTTACACATGAAATTTTTTTAATTAGATATATTAATTCAATGGAACAAATTAATAATAAATTAGATAAACCAATTTTTGTTAGAATGATTAATAATTATAAAAGATTAATTAGAAGACCTGTTAAAGAAATCAAAGGGGCTTTAAAAAAAATTATTGCTTTTAATAAAAAAAATCAAATTATAGATGAAAATGGTATTGAAATTTTAATTAGAAATTGGAATGATTTAAAATTTTTATCTTTTCAAAATATTATAAATAAATCAAAAGGTATTACAAAACAAGATAAAATAGAAGCTTTGAAATTTATAAAATTATTTGTTAATAAAATTAAAGATGATCTTAAAGAAAAAAAAATAAATATTTCTCGTAATAATCAAAATAAAAAACAAAAAAAAATAATTCATGATACAAGTAAAGAACTTAATAGAATACTTAATTCTTCTGATCCTTTTCCATATAAATATGTTTCTACTAATCAAAAAAAGAAAAGTGATTTCTTTGATAATTATAAAGTTGATATTAGCAATATTAAAGCGTTTGAAAAAAATGATATGACTTTTATTCAAATTAGTAATTTTAAAAATTCTTATAAGGAAAATAAAAATTTAAATATTTATTTAGATTTAATTAATAATACTATTGATCGTTTCAAGAATTTATTAAATAAAAAATATAATCAAAAAATTAATTTTAATCTTTTAAATAAAAATTTAATAGAAGATAAAAATAAAATTAAAATTATTGCTAAAAAATATCATAAAAATATAGAGTCTAAAAATTATTGGAATAAAATAAGTTTAACTAAAAAAACTTTCTCTGATATTATTTCTTTAATTTCTATTATGTTTTTCTTTGATAATCTTATTAATATGAAGATTAATTTTGATCTTAAATCATATAATGATAAAATTAATGATTCTATTATTAATAAAAAAATTTATATTTTAAAATCTCGTAAAATTTCTCGTATTAAATCAAAAAATAATAATTATTATTTATCTTCTAATAATATTAAATTAAAAAGAAATGATTTTATTCTTTATGATTCTCTTATTGATCAAAATGTTACTATTATTAAAGGTAATTTCAAAGGTTATATTGGTCGTTTAATGAAATTAAATGATATTAAAAATTATTCTTTTCATACTAAAGAAAGTAAAGAAAATCAAAAAAAACAAATATCTATTTTTAATAAGAATATTGCGGATTTAAGAAATATTAAAATGAAATTAAAAAATCAAGATAAAAAAAATGTTATTGATGATTTAGAATTAAATGAACTTATTCAATTTAGAAAAGATATTTTAAGAAAAAAAGCTACTCAAAATCTTTTTAGAAATTATGCTGGTAAAAAAATTCAACTTCATCCTAAATATGAATTTAATATAAAAATTAATCCTTCTATTCGTAAAATTTTAAATGAATTCGAATTTTCTTTTATTAAAAATTTAAGAAATAATAGATTAAAAAATATTGATTTTAATTTAAATATTTTATATAATCAAAAAAAACATTTTATTCATAATCATAAACAACAATATATTATTCGTATTAATGAAGGAGAAAAATCTTCAAAAAATATTATTTTTACTAGTGATGAATTTAAATTTAATAAAGATGAGATTCTTAATCAAGAAATTAAACAAGAAAATTTAATTCAATATCAAAATTTAATTATTGATCAGAAATATGATAATTTATATGATTTTTTTAAACATATTTTTAATTTTTATAATATTTCTGACAGAAATAATGATCAATATTTTATTGATATATATAAAGAAGCTATTGATATTTTTAATATTAATAAAAAAAATAATATGAATAAACTTGATATTAAAGATAAATTTACTGAAGATTTAAGAAAACTTAATAAAAATATTAGAATTATGAATAATAAAATTAATAAAAAAAATAATACTGATAAAGAAAAAAAAGAGATGAAAGCTCAAATAAAAAAATATATTCAATTGTTAAAAAAAAGAACTAATCAATTAGATTCAATTAATATTGATATTGAAAAAGATAATTTAATGATTTATAAATCTGTTAAAAAAAATAATTTTAAAAATATTTTTCTTTTTGATATTGATGTTGTTAAAGGGATTTCTTATTTTAAAATTAATAATAAAGATATACAAAAAGATTTAAATAATATTAAAATAAATAAAAAAAAGGCTCAAGAAAATATTGAAGAATTACAAATTAAAGAAAATAAAAAAATTAAGAAGATTTTTTATGATATTAAAAATGATATTGAATTAATAATTTCTGATTCTTTTGATGAAAATCCTAAAATGAAATTTATTGATTATATTAATTATAATTTTATTGATGAAGAAGAAGATGATGATTCGTATTCTATAGATTTTGATGATATTTTGAATGAATTAGATGAAATAGAAGAGGAAGAAGAAAATGTTGAACAAAGAGGAAGATGGGCTGATTTAGATGGTAATATTATTTAAAATTGATTTTTATAAAATAAAATAAAATAAATATGAATACTTTAAGAATTCTTATTAAATCAAAAAATTTCGGTTCTATTCATAATACTCTTATTAATAAAAATAATTTTATTAAATTTAATAAAGATTATTGTCATAATTTAACTCGTTATAATTATAAAGTTAAAAATTTAAATGTTTTCGAAGATACTGAAAATTCTAATTTTGTAAGTGAAATTGAACTTGATGTTTCGGCTGAAAATTTTCTAGGTGGTCATACTGATTCTAATATTCTTACTAAATTAAAACAAGATGATTTATTTTATCTTTTTAGAAGAAAATATTATGGACAGAATTTATATCTTAAAGTTAATTATTTAAAACCATATAATATCCCAAAAGATATTTCTGATAATCAAGATATTTTCTTGTTGTAATTTATAAATGTTTTATTTAAATAAAGATGTTATGAGTATTATTAATGATTATGTTAATTCTTTAAATCATTATGATAAATTCAGATATTGTTTAACTGATATTAAAAACATTGAATATGAATCTGATCAAGTATTTAGTAGTAGAAAAAAAAATAAAGATATTGTTATTTATTTTATTAATATTACTCATCGGTATTTTATGGATGCTGATGGTTTAAATTGTAAATCTCAACTTAAATTAAAAATTTTTAAAAATAAAGAAAAAAAAATTTCTTTAAATTATTAAATAAAATTGATATTATATTTTTTTCAATTTAATATCAAAATGATCGAATTAACCAATTATACTCTTATCTTTATTAATATACTTTTTATTTGTTATATTCAATTTTTAAAATATAAAAATAAAAATTTTATTAGAAAAATTTCAAAATTAAAAAAAACTATTCAATTATATTATACAGATCAAACAAAATTTATTACCGAAATTAAAGATTTATCTTTTAATTTGGAAAAAACACAAAAAGAATATATAGATCTTCAAAAAAAATATAAGAATATTATTTATGAACATGGATTATATAAAAAAATGATTTGTCAATTACAAAAACAATATGATAAACTTATTATATCTGAGAAAAAACAAAAAACTTTATTTGAAGAATTTAAAGAAAATAATTTTACTTTAGAAAAAGATTATAAAAATTTAAATCATGATATGGATAAATTAGCTGATTCTTATAAAGATTTATATAAATCTCGTGATGATATTACTAATAAAAATAAAAAATTATTAGAAAAAATTCAAGATTTAGAACAAAAAATTGTTGATTTAGATGCTGATATTTTCATGTATAAAAATACTAGATTTGATTTTGAAAAAAAAATTCAAATTGCTAATGAGATTGAAGAAGAACAAAAAATTGAAATTTTAAAATTAAGAAATCTTTTAAAAAATGAAAAAAAAAAATTAAAAAAATCAAAAAGTTTTTTTAAAAGAAATAAAAAATCTACTTAAATTCTCTATAATTATGAAAAATCCATTTAAAAAAATTTATACAATCATAACAATATATTCTCCATGGACTACCAGGTTGATCTAAACATTCTTGTAAATCTTTATGTAAAAATAATTTTCTACATTGTGAACAACGATATTTAAATGTTGTTTCATTTATTATTTTTATATTTCTTGAATATTCATTTATTATATCATATATCACTTTGTATAACATTATATTTAAACCTATTAAAATTTATTTAATAACTTTTAATAAGTATGTTACCATTAGTAATAGAAAAAATTATTTTAAAAAGAATATATGAAATCAAAAGACATTTGATATTTAAGAAATGTCTTGATCAAATAGAATCTATTGATTATAATTGTAATAATGATGTTGCTTCTTGTAGAATAATGAATCCTTATAGGAGTACAAATTATTTGATTCAAAATGATTTTGAACTTTGGATTCATAAACATATTTCTAATAAAGAATATGTTTCTACTATATATGATTGTCGTACGATGATTGATATTATACATAATAATTGTGTTATTCATAGTTTATAAATAAAATTTATTTTATATTAAAAATAAAAATAATGACTTCTTCTCTTTTTATTGACAAATTAATTCATATTTTATCAAATAATGACAAAATGATTGAAACTAAAAAAATTATTGATTTATGTAATCAAAAAGGTATTAAAAATAATGATGTTCGTATTAAAAATTTATTAAAATATTGTAATTCTCATGAAAACTTAATTAGTAATGTTCAATGTAAAGATCTTATTACTGAAAATTTAGATATTATGACTAAAGTTTATACTGATAATTTTATTATTAAAAATTTCTCTAATTTTTCTAATGAAGTTCATAAAATTTATAATAATATTAAAAAAAATAATAATAAAGGTAATGTTGCTTCTTATATTCCACAATTAGCTAAAGTTGATCCTAATTTATGGGGTGTTTCTATTTGTACTATTGATGGACAAAGATATTCTGTTGGTGATACAAATGTTGATTTCTCTATTCAATCTTGTTGTAAAATTATTAATTATTGTATTGCTTATGAACAACATGGAGAATTAGTTCATAAATATGTTGGTAAAGAACCTTCTGGTGTAACTTTCAATGCTCTCACTTTAGATGATCAAGGAAGACCTCATAATCCTTGTATTAATGCTGGTGCTATTATGACTTGTTCTTTGATTAATAATTATAATATTGATATTTCTTGTTTAGATGGAAATTTAAATCTTGAAGAATATGATGCTAATAGATTTGAATATTTATGTAGTATTTATAAAAAATTGTGTAATAATGATATTGGTTTCGATAATAGTATTTATTTATCTGAAAGAGCAACTGGATTTCGTAATTATGCTCTCGGTTATTTTATGAAAGAACAAAAAGTTGGTTTCCCTGAAAATACTGATTTACATAATATTTTAGAATTTTATTTTCAATGTTGTTCTTTATCTGTTACTGCTGATAAATTAGCTATTTTAGCTGGCACTTTAGCTAATTATGGTACTAATCCTATTACTGGTGAACAAATTTTTAAACCTGATACTGTTAAAAATTGTTTATCTTTAATGAACTCTTGTGGTATGTATGATTATTCTGGTGAATATTCTTTTACTATTGGTATTCCTTCTAAATCTGGTGTAGGTGGTGGCATTATTAGTGTTATTCCTGGTGTTATGGGTATTTCAACTTTCTCTCCAAAATTAGATAAATGGGGTAATTCTGATAAAGGTATTGATTTTTGTAAACATTTCTCCAAATATTTTAATTATCATCATTTTGATCAACATAGTTCTATTGAAAAAATTAATAATAATTGTAAAGATGATCATTCAGCTAATTCTACTATTTTACAAGATATTGAAACTGATGAATATAATACATACAAAGCTATTTTATTAGCTAGTGTTGGTGATTTAGAAGGTTTAAAAAGAATGTTTTTAAAAGGATGTGATTTAATTGTTGGTGATTATGATAAACGAACTCCTTTACATTTAGCTGCTAATAATGGTCATCTTCATATTGTTGAATTTTTATGTAGTATTTATAATTTAGGCGATATTAGTGTTAAAGATAGATGGGGTAATACTCCTTATGATGATGCTGTAACTGAAAAACATCATAAAATTATTGATTTTTTACAAAAATATATAATTCAAGAAGAAGAAAATTCAGTCGATGAAATTTAAATAATTTCATAAAAAAAACATGTTTTTTTTTTAAAATTGATTCACTCTTTGATTATATTAAAAAATATATTAAAATGACTACAATTTCAATGATGAATACAACATTTAATTATCAAGATTTTTTATATAAGATGAATATCTCTGTTCCTTTATTTTATAATAATGTTTTAGATAAAATGAATACAACTACAAATTATACTTTAATTTATGAAAATGTTAAAGATTGTATTTATATGACTTATCTAAAAACTCATGATGATTTAAAAGAATTTATGTATCTTAATAATGAAATTTTAACTAGAGCTTTCCCTATTATTATTTTTATTATGTTAGTTATGTATTTAATAACTGATTTTAATTATAAAAATAAAAAATTACAAGAAAAATATGATTTTGTAAGACGATCTCTTCATAATTCTAAACAAGAAAATCAACAATTACAAGAAGAAATGACTAATTTAAAAAATGATAAGAAAAAAATGAGAAGAAATATGACCATAACCATTAAACATTTAAAAAAACAAAATGAAAAATTACGAGAAAAAAATTATCATCAAGTTAATGGATTAAGAAAGTCACTTCGTTTGAAAAAAAAACAACAAATTATTGAAGAAATTAAAGATGTTTATAATATTCGTGAAACTTATAATATTTATGATAGTATTAAAGAAATTTATAAAAAATATCCTGGGATGAAATTTGATGATGAAAAAATGTATAAATATATTAAAAAACATCCAAAATTAAAAAATTCCAGAAGTAAAACTCCAATAAGAACAATGAATCATTATTTACAAAAGTTAAAACAAAAAAGATTTTTAAAAAGAGAATTAGTAGAAGGAAAATATTATTATTCAGAATAAAATTGATTTATTTTATATTTATAACCAAAACTTTTAAATATTTTAAACTCCACAAACTCTTAACTACTCCACAAACTCCAAATACTCTTAAATACTCATGATGTCTATTAATATTATCAAAGATGATATTAATGAATTATCTAGAAAATCATCTAAATTAGTAATATCTTTTTTAGATAAAAAAGACTTAAAATCATTTTCAAATAAAAGAAAAATTAGTAATTCTGTCCAATCTATATTTGTAGATTTTATGGAATCACGATGTCCATTAATAAAAAATAAAAAAACAAGAAAAACACAAAGAAAAGTATATTTTTCCGATGATGAAACATTACCAACTTGTGAAATCACAAGTTTAACATATGAAATAAAACATGAAGTGACAGTTGAAGAATATACTGAAATTATTAATTATAAAGATTGTTATAAAAATGAAGATTTTTTAAATGGTATGAGAAGACGATGTGAACAACAAAGAGCAATAAAAAGAAAAATAAAACAACAACAAAAAATTATGTTATTAAATTGTAGATTACAAAATATGATAAATAAAGAATAAAAATTATAAAAAATAAAAATTATAAAAATAAAAATTATAAAAAATAAAAAAATATTTTTCTTATTTTTTAAAAATATAATTACATTATGGACTTAATTTTTTGATTTAATTCATCTAATTGTTCTTTTGTGTTTACTCCTATTAATTGATTTTGATATTCTTTTTCTAAATAATATAATTCAATATTATAATTACCATTATTTTTTAATATTTCCATTAAATCTGTCAAATAATATTCTTTTTGTGCATTATTATTTGTTATATAATTTAAATATTTTGATAATAATTCATTTCTAAATGAATATATTCCACAATTAACTTGTTGATTTTTTAATTCTTTTTCATTACAATCTTTATCTTCAACTATTCTAATAAATTCTCCTTTTAATGTTTGTACTCTTCCATAACCTTTTGGATTTTCTCTTTTTGTATACATCATTTTTACATCTTTAAAAAATAACATATCTTTCATTAATTTATGTGTTATCATTGGTGTATCTCCCGATAAAACTAATACTTTATCATCTTTATTACAATTAATAAATAAAAAATCTTTACAACATTGAACAGCATGTCCTGTTCCCAATGGTTCTTCTTGAATTATAAAAGTAATTTTTTCTAAAACATTATATTCTTTTAAAGTTTTTTCAATAATATTTTTATATTTTCCTACAACTAATAAAATATTTTTTGGATTTAATTTTATTGCTTCTTTTATTACTCTTACTACCATTGGTACTTGATTTACTTTATGTAATACTTTTGGTAATTCACTTTTCATTCTTTTTCCTAAACCACCACTCATTATTATTATATTAATACTCATTTTATTTGATAATTTCTAATTATGAAACAATTTTATTTTTTTTTATAAAATTGATTTGCCATTTTTCATTTAAAAAAGAATGACTACACATCCATTGATTAATAAAATTTCAAATTTAACTTTAGAACAAACACAAGTAACTTATGTTTGGATTGGAGGTAATAAAGAATTAAGATCAAAAACAAAAACTTTACCTAAATTTACAAATACTACAAAATATTTAAAATTAGAAGAAGATGATGAAAGAACACAATATAATGTAAATGAATTACCTGATTGGAATTATGATGGTTCATCTACTGAACAAGCTGATGGTTCATCTTCAGAAATTATTATTAAACCACAAAGAATTTTTAAAGATCCTTTTCGTAAAGATGGTTTATTAGTTATGTGTGATACTTATTTACCAAATGGTTTACCTCATTCTACTAATACTAGATTTAATGCTAATAAAATATTTAACGAAAAATTAGATGAAGAACCTTGGTATGGTATTGAACAAGAATTCTTTGTAATGAAAAAAGGTACAAAGATTCCATTAGGTTTCCCTCATGGTGGATTCCCAGAACCACAAGGTAAATATTATTGTTCTGTTGGTTCTTCTAATTGTATGGGTAGAGATGTTTTAGAAACTTTTTATAGAGCAGCTTTATATGCTGGTATTACTATTTCTGGTACAAATGTAGAAGTTGCACCTAGTCAATTTGAATATCAAGTTGGACCTTGTACTGGTATTGAATCTGGTGATCATTTATGGATGTCTCGATATATTTTACATAGAGTTTCTGAATTATATGATGTTGATGTTAATTTTGAACCTAAACCTGTAAAAGGTGATTGGAATGGTTCTGGTTGTCATACTAATTATTCTACTTTAAATATGAGACAAAAAGGTGGTTTAAATCATATTCTTAAAGCTATTGAAAGATTAGGTATTTATCATACACACATGGTCCCTTTTTATGGTGATGATAATAATAAAGAAAGATTGACTGGTAAACACGAAACTGGACATTGGAGTGAATTCTCTTGGGGTTATGGTGATAGAGGTGCTACTATTCGTGTTGGTAATGATGTTAAAAAACAAGGTAGAGGTTATTTTGAAATTAGAGCTGTTTCATCTGATATGGATCCTTGGTATACTACTAGTGAAGTTTTTAGAGTAACTGCTTTATCAATGCCTGTTACCGTTGAAGAAGATGATAGTAATTAAAATTTATATAACATAATATTTTATATATAATGTTGAAAAAAATTAAAAAATTTTTAAAAAAAATGTTTAAAAAGAAAAAGAAAAAAAAACAAAAACAAAAAAAAGAAATAAATAAATTAGAAACAATTGAAGAAAAAGAAATAGTTGAAGAAATAGTTGAAGAAGATTTAATAGAAATAAGATTTATCGAAGAGGTTTTAGATGAATTAGAATTTAGTTCATCATTAACTCCTGAATTATCTTCTTCTTCAATAGCATCATTATCTTTTTTTTCAGTAGAAGAAATTAATAACGATATTAAAACTATGATATATAATGAACTTATCGATTCTATCGAATTACCATAATAAAATATTATAAAATAAAATTTATTTACTTTGTAATATTAGATGGATACTATTAAAAATAAAAAATTATTTATGAAAAAACAAAAAGAGTATAGACATAATTTTCATACAAGTATGATTTATTTTTCTAGTATTGGTTATAATTACAATTATAATTTTAAAAAATTTTCTAAAGATTTAGAAAAAATACATTATAAAACAAATAATAATTTAAATAAAAAATAAATTTAATAAAGAAAATATTTTTTTTTATTAAATGATTTGAATATATAAATGTATTTTATTTATATCTTGAAACTAACAAATGAAAAATTTTATATTGGGAAGAGTCGTAATCAAAGAACTTTATTAAATAGATTAAAAAATCATTTTAGTCGTGGAGGAGCCGTATGGACTAAACGATATAAACCAATTGAGGTTGTTGATATTTTAAATATTATAGATGAAAAATTTATGGAAGATAGAATAGTATTTGAATATATGAATACATATGGTATTGATAATGTTCGTGGTGGTTCTTTCTGTAAAGTTAAATTACCTATAGAAGAACAAAATGTTATTAAACGCATTATTAATACTGAAGAAGATAGTTGTTTTATTTGTAATTCTAAAGATCATATGTCTAATGAATGTAATAAAATTAAAAGATATAATAAATTTAAAAAAAAAAATAAACCTAAGCCAATACCTCAAAAATTAAATTGTTGTCAAAGAATTACAAATTATTTTTTTAAATAGTATGTATGATTTCTTTTCTTTTTCTCTTTTTTTTCCTTAAATTATATAATTCAATTTGATATTTTTTATATAATTCTTTTATATCTTCATCTTCTTCATCAAAGTCTTCATCAAATTTTTCTAATGGTGTATACATGATTTGACATTGTTCTATTTTAGGATGTGGAATAATACTATTATTTTGTATTCCTTCTTTCTCTATAATTCTTTCTAATTCTTTTTCTAATTCATTTTTTACAACGATTCCTCTTTCGTTCATGACTTCGAGAAGACGCTTGAGTATCCAATTATTATCTTTAGATAAGATTTGACAATATTCACTTTGTATATTTGTATATTTAATATTATTATTTTGTTTATTTTTTAAATATAATTCATTATTTAATAATAAATATGTTTTTGTTAAATCACCATTACATAGTTTTAATTTTTCAAATAAATCATCTGTTAAAAAACCCTTAGGAATTTCTTCTTGACCATATACATTTAATGTAATTTGATTATTAGTAGTATTATTCAATGTATTATTAGTATTATTAGTATTATTACTATTAGTATTTGTATTATGACTATTTGTATTTGTATTTGTATTATTATTAACTACTTGTGTTTTTTGTGGTCTTTGTTTACATCTATGATTTTGATGTTTAGATAAACTTGATTTATGTTTAAAACCTTTATCACAATATTTACAATGTCCATAATAATCATCACCTAACTTTTGGCTAACCCCGCCTAACTTTTGGCTAACTTTGGCTAACTTTTGGCTAACTTCGCCTAACTTTTGGCTAACTTTTGGATGACCCTGGCTAACTTTTAAATTTCTTAAATGTTTTTTTGTTT